ACACATACATAATATCAAATTTATCATTGTTATATACATTTTTGATAGTGTCGGATACCTTAGTAAGTTGTTCTATATCATGGGTTATTGGGTGTGCATCATATTGAGCTCCATGGTCAGGCCATTTGGACCAATACCAAATATATTTGTGACGCACAAAAAGTAATCTGCGTTTATTCTCCTTAAGGAGCTTAACTAATCTTTGACTACGTCTGTTATAAATTTCCCACGTAGCTTCTTCATTAATCCTATCAGTTTCCTGATTATTTTCATCCTGATAATATATAACATGTGCAAAATCTACACCACTATCGGGATAAAAATTTTTAAACTCTTTTTCAAAAATATTTGGAAGTACGTTTATGTTTGTTACTTGCCAGTCAAAAGGAAAAGAAGACTTCCTCATATAGTTTAAAGCTTGACCAACACAACAACGATGGCCTAAGCTTACTAAATAGTCGTACTCTTTATCAAATAAGGAATTTTCTGGTGCCTTATAAAAATTTGGAACTACCCAACTAGAAGTTGCATCATAATTATCAGCCATATATTATTTTAGATGGTAATAATGTAATATCAAACCTTGAGTGCCATATCCCATACAAGTAAATGCAATCTTGGACTAAAATTGAAATGATGTTTTTTAGCCATCTCAGCTACCATAGGAGCTGCTTCAATATGTTCGTCTCTACTCCCACAACAAGGCATTAACCAAATTCTACCTGTTGGTATATCAAATGGGTCTATATATTTTTCAAATATTTCATCTAAATCAGATTCTTTATTAACCACGAATTTAAACCCAGACCCATTTGTAGAATGCCAATCTAAAACTTCTGGTTTATATCTTCTATCTTCTGGATCACCATTATTAGCTAATTTAGGTGATGTAGTAAAGGTTGCTTTTAATCTTACCCATTCTGGGTCTGGCATTATAGTTGCATTAGTTTCAAAATCCATACGTGGTACCCAACCCCATTCAACATCCATATATTGTATAAATCTCAATAATGAAGGTTGTTGTACTAATGGTTCACCACCTGTAATTTTTAGTAAAGCACCATTCTTAAGATGTTCAGTATACCCACCGTCGTCCAACATAGAAAGTATTTCCGTAAAACTCATTTTATTTTTTACCTTCCAAGATATAAAGCTATCACACCCATGAGGTGCTGTTGCACTTGCAAAACCCTTACATGTAAGATTACACATAGATAATCTCATGAAAACCGAAGGATAACCAACGAATTCACCTTCACCTTCTACAGTATAAAATATCTTATCATCACTAAGAAATATATTTCCTTCACCTAATTGCATATCTATCTATAATATTAACATCAATAGGGTTATCAAGATTAAATATTAACATGGCAACGAAACGTTCGCGGTTAGCCGCGGTGTTCGAGTCGGAACAGTTACATACAGGCGATTTGCATGGTAACTGGGATTTAAACTTTAACGTCCGAAACAAGTTTGATTTTACAGAAAATCAAAAAAAGTTTATACAAACTATACTTGCAGAGGATAGTAAAATAGTTTTTGCTGATGGATCAGCGGGTACTGCAAAAACTTACTTGTCGGTTTTTGGAGGTCTTACCTTGCTTGCTGCAAACAAAATGCAGCAAATTATTTATCTAAGAAGTGTAGTAGAATCAGCTGCACAAAAGATAGGACATTTACCCGGACAATTAGATGAAAAGTTTCTTCCTTACTCTTTACCTTTAATGGATAAGTTAGATGAGTTAGTAACCAAGACAACCGCTAATTCATTGTTCAAAAAAGAATATATAAAATGTTTACCGGTGAATTTCACTAGAGGGTTAACGTTTAATAATTCATTAGTCATTGTTGATGAAGCTCAAAATCTCACCAGGCAAGAAATTACTACCATCTTAACGAGATTTGGAGAAGGTTCTAGATATATAGTTGTTGGTGATTCTAATCAATCTGACATTAACGGTAAATCTGGTTTTGCTCCAATTATAAAAGCTTTTGATAATGAAATTAGTAAAAATAAAGGTATTAATGCTTTTTACTTTGGAACTGATGATATTGTTAGAAGTAAAATATTAAAACACATTGTTCATGTGTTATCAGATATTTGATTAGCTTCTTTTTCGAGTTCTAACAACTCTTTTAAAGCAGCTTCCGGAGTTATTATATTGTACTCCGGAAGCTCTTCTTTTTTATCGAAAGGTTTTCCTATTTCTGCCATTTTAGAGAAAACATCCCCGGCAAGCTTTTCTATTTGAGGGTCTTTTTCTCTTTCTATCATTTATCCTCTTGCTGGTGCATAAGGATCTGACGGCTTATCAGAACCCCAGCTGGTACCACCAAATGGATCACCGGCATCGTGTGTTTTAGGTCCTGCGCCAACTCTTGCACCCACTTCTTTAGTTCTTTTCGAACCGGGTAACATGCGTTGTCGTTCATCTTCATCCTCAATTTTTTTCTCTGCTGCTTCTTTACGTTTTTCAGCCTGTTCATCAATCCTTTTCTTTTCGTCCATAGGATCTATTTTTTCACCCATTTCATGTAAAGGTGTTGACTTAATAAAATCTTTAGGATTTGCTTGTGGTCCGCATGCTTCTGCTTCTCTATAAGCATCCCAGTCAACGTTTCCTGTGTCGTCGGTATATTTTGCATGTTCGGGACCAGTAAATCTCATACTTTGTGTAACAATTTTAGTAAATACAACACTATTATCTTCATGCTCAAAGACTTCAACCTTTTCAACCCAACACCTATCATTTGTTGCTGCTTTTATAAAAAAATCTGCGGTATCGTAACACCACTCAGCAATTCTCTCACTACCAGTTCCATTAGACATGATCCTCAGATCACAAGCACCAGCTTTTTCAAGTTGTTGAAAAATAGGTAAAACAGGATCATTAGCAGCAATGCAAGTTGTATGGTCAAATTGATTTTTTAATTTTTCTTTAAGACCTTTTAACCCACCAAAATCTACTACCCAATTATTTTCGTCTAGTTCATTAGCCCCAAACCAAAATTTTGCTGTAAGATTGTAACCGTGTAAAAACTTGCAATGTGAATGATTTGCTTTCGGTTGTCTAAAAGCACAGCTACCCAATTCAATAACTTTAGTACTCTGAAATTTCATTCCTAAATATTAAATTATGAAATAGATAAATCAACTATTAAAGTGAAGTATTTATTTCTCTCTCTATAGGTGTGTTACCGTATTCATCTTGATCACCTTTAAGATCTTGAAACTTATCTGTAGCTTCTTCTGATTCAGAATGATCCGGTGTATATGTATCACATTCACATATTCGCTGACCTTGATCATTCTTACTATAATTTAAATTTATTTCCGGGGCTACACATTTATCGCCGCGGCTCCAATAAACACAATCATTACAACTACAATTAACACGTTCTATAACGGGGCCATGGCCAAGACGAACATAACCATCTTCATCTTCATGATGCATTTCTGAGATTTTTTTCTTTTTAAATGGCCTTGGACAAGGTGTTCCTTTTACATGTACATGACCGCATCTTCCACAACGTGTCGCTTTTTTTGCCTTTTCAATAACTACTTTACCTACGTATTTTTTAGCAATTTCATCCATTTTAGATAAAGGAACATTTAATTCTTTTTCATCCCTTCTCTGTTTATCTCGTATCGCATTTAAAATACTAATTTCATCGTTTGTTAATTCGTACATTTTGTTGTCTATTTCAACAGTTACTGTTTCTTCGTTCTCAGCAGTACCGCTTTTCCGCCGCGGGTACGGCGTACCGGTTTTGCGCATTCTATTATGATACGATTTAAACTTAGCCAACCTGCTTCGTTTCTTTTCATCTTCTAGCTCTTCTTTAGAATACATATCATCATCGCGAAGATCATCATCCCCGGAAGCCAGATTTCCTGATCCATCGCGATCTAAATATGTTTTTTCATACCCTTCTTCTTGATCTTTGTGAGCAGAGATCCACGATTGCTCATCAGGATAATCGTCGTCTTCATGTTGATTATCTTCTGCGGTGTTTAATGCAATTGCTACTGCTTGCTTTTGAGGATACCCTTCACCTTTCAATTTAGAAATGTTTTTTCCGATTATAGCGTCAGTTTTTCCTTTTTTAAGCGGCATTTTTTAATATGGATTTGTAAATTTTGGTTAGTTCGTTATCATCTACCCCACCAATTCTAAGATACTGTTCAATATCATCTATATTATTGGTATTTCTTATCTGTTCAAATTCTTTCTTGCTAATTTTATCTTTTAATTTCCTAGCAATGTATTTTTTAAACATTTTAACAGAATTAGGTTTTGAAGGAGTTAATACCGGTTCGTTAATGTCGAATATACCCGGTAAAGGGCCACCAGGCATTAATACCTTTAATAGCGGCGGTAAAGCTGGACCACAACTTTCAAAACTTAACTCTTGTAGTACAAAACCTTCATAACTTTCAGATTTTTCAAAACCTGAATTTAATGTAGGGTCTACTTTGAATCTTATATACTTCAAGCCTTTGTTTTTTAAACATTCAGCTAATATAATGTCAAAGCTTTTCATCATATTAGTATTTAATCTTTTTTATAGTTAATAATGTCTTGGATAGTTGAGTAGAACGGTTTTTGACCCGAACTATGACAACAAGGTTCTTTCTTCTTGTCATGGGACCATTGATTGAACCAAAATAAGTTGTAATTATGTATTTCTGCTATAATACTGTAGAATGGTTCCTCAGTAAAAGGGTGTGCATCATGATTGCTAGTGAATATATCCAATAGCTTCATATACATAGGTAAAACAACTTTTTCTAATTCTTCAAACTCGCCACCGAAAATAGTACCTACCGTCCAATTAGGGTATTCAGTTGTAATTTGAGAATCTACATTTTTTGTTTTTTTAGGATCTAATGTAAATGTTTTTTTGTCTGAATGCTCGTCTTGATTATATTGTGTACCACATTTCCAACCAAATTCATCTTTTAATACCTTAGATACAAATCTGTTATTCTCTTTCCAGTCATATTCAGCTAATCTATCGTTTTGAGTACCTTGAGTTATATGAAACCATTTTTTTTGTTTCCATATACGTTTTAAACCGGATGTAAACTTGGGAGTAAAAATATTGTTTTTATTTTTCGGATAGAAGTGAGAGTCGGGGTACCTTTCTTCCATTTGTCCATTCATACTATAAACGTATTCAGCACCTCCAAGTGATTCTGGTATTTTACACCACTCTGTAACACCTGCATCTATCCACACCACTCTATCGCAGCCCCATTCGTTATCTTTAGCTCTTCTACACCATTCTAACTTCCAGTGACAAAGAAGTTCATTTCTCGGACAAAACATATATGTGTTACCGTCATCTTTACCATCTTGAAGTTTATGCCATACAAATTTATTCTTAGTTTCTAAAATTTCATAAGATCTAGGCCATTCAAATAAATCTAACCCGATAACTTTAAATTTTTTCCAGTATTTTTCTACAATTGAAGTTAATAAACCTACTTCATGTGGCCAACAATATAAATGTAATGGCATGCCAAGCTTGGAAAGATTTTTTAAAGAAGTTTCATATAATTCTTCATCATTATCTTTACCTCCGCAGAGCCAATCAGATCTTGCATCATAAACACAGGTAACTAAGATAGGTTTCATGGTAATAATTTATAATTAAATTTGGTAAAATCCTCTATGTAAAGATTATTAATAAATTCTACGGATTCTTTAGTTAGTAAAGGAACACAAGAACAAGTATCAATACCTGATGAATTCATATGAGGTAACCCTTCAGTTATACCTAATTCTTTACACATATCATTAAATTCTTGTTCTAAATTTTCATATCTTAGTACATAATCATAATGAATATTTTCAAAATAGATACTTTGAGATAATATATGATCACAATTAGAGTATATAAATTTTTGCCACCACTCTAAAAATTGATCACTATCAAAAGTTGTAGCTTTTTTTTCTCTAAAAAAATATTCAGATATAGCTCTTGTATAAGGGTTCCTTACTATTGTAAATTTTTTGTATGAATTATAAAATTTTTCATATCTTTCTTTTATCATACTTGGAGTAAAATGTTGAGGTGAAAAGAGTAACTCTTTACCTTTTTCATTACAATAATACGGAAGTTCTTCTTCTCTATAACATGTATTCAATGAATTATCTTTAATGCCAAATTTATTAATAATAGAGATACCACCTGTCTTAGGAATATGGACAAAGCATAGATTATGCTCATGGATGAAGGGCATCTTTTATTTAAACCTTGATTATAAAAGTAAAGATACTAAACTATATTTGTATGTCGGAAAGAGTTAAAGAATTTTTATTACCAACAGCAAATAGTTCTGCACCCAGAACAGACGAAGAAAAACAATCAATTATTAATAACGCTGCTAATGCTTATGAAGCATATCTAGATGCCCTTGGTTTTGATTGGAGAAATGATCCTAATAGTGATAATACACCAATGAGAGTTGCAAAGGCATTTGTTAATGATATGGCAGCTGGTTGTTATGATTCGCCTCCTAAAGTTACGTCGTTTCCTTCTGATGGTTATGACGGTATAGTATTTCAAGGTGGTATTCCTATTAAGAGCCTTTGTAGTCACCATCATTTACCTTTTACTGGAAAAGCACACGTTGCATATATTCCAAGCTTGGATGGTAGAGTGATTGGTCTTAGTAAGCTTAATCGTATTGTTGAATATTTTGCAAGACGTCCTCAGATTCAGGAAGGTCTTACTATGCAGATTCAAAAAGCTATTGATGAAGTATGTGAATCAAATGCAGGGGTTGCAGTATTAATTAGTGCAACACATACTTGTGCTTGTTTACGTGGTGTTAAGCATGATGGTTGTGCTATGATGACATCAAAATTAAGTGGATCATTTTATGATGATGAAAAAACAAGAGCAGAATTTTATCACTTTGTTGACTCTTGGAATAGATCACCTTCAATCTAAATACTTTTGTGGCAAGAACAAAAAAAGAAGATTCTCACGGATTTGAAAAAGCTATTTTAAAAGTTAGTAGTTTAAGAGAACGGAAGCTTTATGGACCCGCAGCTAAAGCAGCTGAAGACCCTGAAACGGGAATTGTAATTAAACAAAAACCGGCTTATTTTGTTATTAAAGATTGTGCTACTATTACTAAGAGGTATTTGTTTGTAATGTGTTATGGTTCTTTAACTGATCCTATTGGACAATTAAAAGGAAAAGTAAGTGTTGAAGATATAGAAGATTTTGTAGCAAGAAGTAAAAATAAATCTGATTATGAAACAAAACAATTATTCAATTTAGTGTTTCATGACATAGCACAGTATATACCTCAATTGCATTCTGATTCAGATGATCTTGATATCACATTTGATGTAATAGATGAAGAGAACGTTTATGGTGACTATGAAGACCTAGGAAATGAGCGAATAAAAGAAATGGAAAAACTCGAGGCTCAAGAAAGAACAAAAATCGATTTATCCAACGATCAAGCAGTTATTGATAAGTTAGTAGAAGTATTTGTAATGGATTAAGAAATACTGTGTGTTAATTGGTCGACAGAACCGACTTTACCCCTTATATTCACATTAAAAGACATTGTCATCCTAAATGTTTCTTTATCTATTTCGTTTGGGTGATACATAGATGCAGCATGTCTTAACCATGATGGAAAAATAATCATCATACCATCTCTTAATTCAGGCCGTATTGTTGGAGAATAATAACGAGACCCTTCTTCTTTAACGCTAGGAGTTATAACATAATTTTGATTATTAGGGGCGTAAAAAGTCGTACCACCGAGTGCCATTTTTACTCCGTTATGAGCTTTGGTTTGGGGGTCTTCTACACAAATAATACCGCTAAGAAAACTATTAGGGTGAAAATGTTCTGGGTTTTGACCATTTAGTCTATATATGTTAGCCCACATTAAGGATATATCAAAAGTTTCAACTTCTATATTTGTCCGTGTTTCCCATTCTCTACACGCTTCAAAAATAAGATCATTTACAAAAGAAAATTCTTTCTTATTTTGTAGATCCGGATTTGTCTGAAAACTGGTAACATTTTCCCCTTTACAAAAACCTTCTATAAGCGCCTTACTAAAAAGATTATTTTTTACACCAGGTTTTGTTTTATCCCATGTTTCTACATTGTCGCAATTTCGCTTATATTCATTTTGAATAAGTTTGCTTATTTTTTTAATAGACTTTTTATCTATTTCACATAAAAAAAATGGTGTGGGAAATAAATCTAGAAGTTCGGGTGTGATTAAAGGCACATAATGACTTATTCCTGTTCGTACTCTTTATCAACGTCAATTAATTTATCAATTTTGGATAAGAATAATTTTCCAATTAATATAGGAAATTCATTTTCACTTCTATCTGCTATAGAAAATGGTACATCTTTATATTCTTGATCTCCTAATTTTATATCAAATAGAACTACAGGTCGATCTTCTTTAACACCGGACCCGATATGAATTACTACATGATCCACGACTTTCTTTTTTAATTTTTTACCATCGATAGTTTTTACTATTATGTTTTCGCCGCGCTTCTTTACTACCTCACCATCTATAACGTTATAAGCTCCATTACCTGAGTCTATTTTTGCATCGACTTCACCAATACCATCAATATAGATTTTTTCTACCAAGCCAACAATGTCGTCTTCGGGTACATTGATTTCTTGTACAATGTATCTGCGATAAATTTTTGAAAAGTTGCTAATCATTATTTTTTCGTGCTTCTAATATAGTTTTTCGCTCATCTCTACACAGCTTTACCAAATCGGCTAATGCTTTCCGAGCTCTAGTAGATGCTGACTTATTATTTTTTTCAGTATATAAATCTACGTTTTTAATATAAGTTGCTACCGTATCTAGAATAAGTTGTTTTTGACTGTCCATATGTTTATATATACGTTCAACTAGTATTTATCAATCTCTAACTTATCAGCTTCATTATAGTCAGGATCTGAACCTTTTAATAGGTAACTTTTCCCGTTTACTGGTAACTTTCTTTCAATAGTAAGAAATTTTAATTGTTCATTGGGAACTATCATTTTAGTCTTTCTATCGGTCATATAAAATACGGTACCTTTAAACCCTTTTCTAACTACCCTGGCTTGTCTCCCGCTAATATAAATTATATCGTCGTTCTCGATGTTAGAACCTAAGAAAACTAGCATTCCTTGTACGAAATTCATTATTAAGTCTCTGCAGAAAAACGTGATTGCTATACCTAAAGCAACCCAAAGATATTCGTTGCCGATATTTTTTATAACCGACTCGAGGTGATTAGAATTAAGAACCTCTTCCATGTTAATATTTATCTATTTTTTTTATCTATTGATATGTGGGGATTTGAATAAATAATAGTCAATATGAAGAAAACATTATCTTTTCTCATTATGTCGGCTGTGTGTTTATTCACACAAAATGCGCAAGCAGAAGGCTTGTCGTTAACAGGTACACTTCAATACGAAACCGAGCATTATGTTCGAGGCCTAAACTATTCTGATGACGCTCTTGGAGTTGGATTCAACGGTAGTTATGACCTCGGATGGGCAAATGCTTTTGGTGGGGTATACAACATTCCACGTCTTGGTGGATCTGATAGTATAAACCACTCAGTTTTAGGATTGGGTCGGTCTTATGATCTTTTTGGTCTAAAAATTGACGGTTCTGTAGAAGTGCAACATCATAACGCAGCAGTCAATAGTACAGAAGTTGGTCTAGGTGCTAATTTTACTAATTTACCTTTAATTAGTAAGTTTGCAACTGTTGGTTTAACCCTTTGGGATAACCAAGATCTAGATTATTCTGGTGTTACTATTGATATTGCGGGAGATGCTATCGATGTACCTTTTATCGATAGCTTAAGTTTTACACCTTATGTAGAACTCGGTTCATTTGATTTACATGACTATCAAAAATTTGGTAGTTCTTTAAACTATGACGGGTTCGAAGTGTTAAAGCCTTATGTTAATGTTTTTTATCTTGATAGCGATGATTCGCCTTTCGGAGATGAAGATGGTTGGACAACAACAGTCGGTGTGAGATACTCATTCTAAAATAGAATAAAAAAATATGGGGAGTCAGGGGCTTGCGAAAGCAAGCCCTTTTTTTCATGGGTCGTGTTTTTGTCCTGGCTGTCTTGTTTCAGCAGGGGGGTTTGTATTTTTATAACCAGGAGGGCTTACAGATCTAGGAGGGGTTGGCCTACTAGGTGGTGGGTTATATGGTTTGGATGCTCTATCTCTTTCTCTATGATGTCTTCTTTTATAATTATGATTATGGTAGTGGTGGGTATGATCATATATATAAAGAGTACTTTGGTTACGCCAGTGATCGTGAGGATGATATTCTACTGTTTCCCAACTACTACAACCTGTTAAAAAGATTACAGTAGATAAGGCAAGTATTTTCATGATCAATTTTTAATTCGACGTCTTAAAAGAAGTGGATCAAAATTATCGTTGCTATCCCAAGCAAAAGGTTCCCATCCTTTGGGTATATTTTTGCCATTAGAAGTTTTGAATTCCCACTCCTGATTTGCATCCCAAGTAGATGGGTTAATTGAGGCACCTGTACCGAGTACTATAGTAGCGGTCAACAACGCACCAATAGTAAATGATTTCCAGTCTAGTATTTTCATTGTTGTAAATCTTTTATTTTACGGGTTAACATCTTTTGATATTTTGCAACCGTACCGTAATTATCGATTGCATGTCTTTTATCTGGATTTGCTCTTAATGCTTTTAAGCTTTCGATATCTTTTTGTTTATCAGTATGCTCTTCACCTTCTTCTCCAGGAATAGCTTCATCTGTGTCTGCAACCGAACCATCATAAGTATCGTTTTCTGGATCTAATGTATCCCCATGTTGATTCTGGGTTTGCATATTAAGAACACCTCGATTGTATTCTTTTAACAAGCTTTTTATTTTATCATTGAATGTAACTTTCATTTCTTATTCAGAGCATATAGTTTCCCTTGCGTCTCCGTTTGTCTCCCTTACCGCAAAGATATTTTACATATCTCATATAGACATCTCGAAAACATGTAATTATTTATTAAATATTGTTATGAATCGAGACGTTCGCAATTTACAAAAACTTATGGAATCAGGAGCTCTTGCTTTTAATATGGGTCCACAAGCTGGAGACTTTGCAGATTACCCACAATCTAATACTACAGTTTTAAAATCTCCCGCTAGAGATACCATCTATAAAGTAGTAGATAAACAACTTAAAAGTGCTGAAGGGTTTCTTACAGCAGCAAGGAAAGAAGACATTGCATCAGCTATAGGTGATGTTAAAGATTCTATATATGTAAAACTCGATCCTTATATAGCAGAAATTAATAAGTTGGGTATGGAAGATGAGATAGATGAATATATTGATAAGACAATAAAAATGATGAAAGGGCCGAGAATGAAAAACCCTACGAGACCATCAGGCAATTTAGAAGATTAAGGATCGAAAGTATATTTAAATTTTTTTATTTCGTTTTTAGCCTTAGCAGCAACCATTTGTTTTGATTCTTCATCATACCACTCTCTATAATCATTTGGGTATTTAAAATTGAATACGTTTTTATGTTCTTTAGAACTATTGTCGTTAGGTAGTATATATTTGTTGTAATTAAATTTTTTACATAAAGTATTCCAACATTTTTGTAAATCTTCAAATTTAAACCATTTATTATTTTTAAACTCCGGGTCATTAAAAGTATACACCTCTTGTGGTTCATAAAATTCTTCCAAAAACCACTTAAAATTTTCCCAGTCTTGTTTTTGTGTTCTTATATCAAGTTTAGAAAATTTATCGATATGTAACCAATGAAAATAATAACTTAAAGCATGTGACCACGGGTTTCTAACAAAACAAAATTTAAAATAACTTTTTAGCTTCTCGTATTCATCTTTTGTATTTTTATCTGTTTTAAGCATCGAATAGTTACCATGCATTCCAAGATAAAAATGCCAATATTCTTTTTTGATATTTTCGGGTGATCTATCTTTTAATCTTTCGTGTCTCCCCAGTGCTAAATGAATTGCAGATCCCCCTGTTTTAGGTACATGATAAAAAAGAGCTTTGTGGTGATGGTTAACGTTCACACCCTAATTTATAGACGAGGGAAGGTTTGTCAATAAACTGTAAACCTCGTCAACTACCGTTTTATTATCACGCAATCTATCTGGTATATATGGTAATAAATCTTCAACGGATAAATTATCTAATTTGTTTCTTATGTCTGATGCGCTTAACGGGTTATCACCACCAACAGTCGAAAATACATCGATATCAAACTCTACACCTTCTGGGGCATACTTAGCAGCATTTTTATATCTTGCAGCATCCTCACCTTTACCACCAACACCTAAAATAACTTTATCACCAGGTTGTGTTCTTTCTGCAAAATAATCATAAACAAATTTTACAGGACCTGGGTCTGTTAAAAATGTAATGTTTCTAATATTTTCATTTTCAGCGTATATTTCAAATATTTTCTTAGCAGTATCTGCAGGTATATATTTTCCTGAATCTGTAGTTCTAATACTTTTTGGATTTTGTGGGTCGCTAATTACAACAATTACTCTGTCTGCTTTATCAGCGTAATTTTTAAACATTTCAAAGTGACCTTTATGTGGTGGTTTAAAACTACCCGGAACTAAAGCAACAGTCCTAAAGTTTACATCTTTATCTGGTATATCTTGTTCACCTAAAAAGAACTGTTTAAATGTTTTCATCCTACATTATTTAAGCCTTTGTAGTATTGCTTATACCGCAGCTTAAATCTCTTGTCAAAGAGTTTAAGGAATTCCTGAATATAATCAACAAACATTTCACCCCTTGCCCCTCTAGCTATATGTTCGGGATTAGCAGCTTCTTTAAAAATAGCAAAATCTGGAATTAATGGGAGATAATTCAACCAATCTTCTAAGTCATCACCAAAAAGCATATCATATAAAAAGAATTCTATATTATAAAACTTTTGTAGAAGGTTAATAAAGAATTGATATCTTATCATCTTCATAGTTCTTTTGTCATTATCATAGACATGGTCCATATATTCTTCATATGCTAATTCTATAGCCTTTTTAGTTTGTTTTCTTTCTTCGTCTGTCGGGGCTAATGAATATGGTATCTGTTTCCAATATCTTGTTCTCCATAAGTGAATATTATTGTTTTGAATTATATTATCTGGAGCTCTAGTTATCTTTATAGACGGTACCCCATTAACACTAAACTCTGAATCTCTTATTGTTGAAAAAACCAACCCATCTAACGAAATACCTATACCCTTTTTATCTAAGATTAAATCTGTTAAATTTTGATTTTCGTATGTAATGAAATCGACGCTTAATTTCCTGCTTTTATTAATAGCATCAAAAACAATAGGCCTATTACTTGTGCTAGCACCACCATAAAAAACAAACTTACCTGATTTAAGTTTCTTTTTTGCTTTTTTTCTTTTTTCAATTTGTAATTCCGGGGTCTGGTGTCTTAAAGCGTAAAGTTTGTGGAAACTCTCACACATAAATCCTTGTTTACAAAATTTCATATTATTAAACTTAGGAAAATACTTTTCGTCGCTTTCCGGTACGGCATGTCCAACAGTATGAAAAACCATATGATTATAATCTATATCGTCAGTGTACATCCATGGGGGTTCTACATATATTTCTCCGTGGTAAAAATTTTCTTCTTTTTGAAAGTATACTATTATATTAGTTTCATCGAAACCATATTCTCTTAATTCTGTTTCTATTTTGCCTTTAAAATGAGGGTAGGTACCGTTTACATAACATTCCGGTATTACAATTTGTTTGGGTTTTAGTCTTTCTAACTCTTTAAAAAAGAAATACCAATCAATATCATGAATTTTGCCACCTAACTCGGGTGAAATATAACCACCCATTTTATGTTCATAAACTATAGGGCCTTCTTCAGTTAAAAGATAAACTGTATCGTAATTGAATATAGTGCAATCCGGTGAATGGAATTCACCCACTCTTGGGTGATATTTGACGAACCCCATGTTATTAGTTATTGTTATCTTCGAGCATTACCACCGGTGGCTCGACCAGGTCCGGGGTATTTAGAATAAGGGGTTCCACCTGGGTCTTTAGAACTTGCTGCATAATTGGTAGCTTGAGCATTTGGGTATTCCATTCTACCATTACCATAATTTACACTTGGTGCTGATTGATCATCTTCGTCAGTAGATCTAAATCTACTAGTCATCCCATCTATAATAAATTTACCCGTTATTTTATACATTGGAGACCCCGATATTCTTGAATCTTGTACTACAATACCTTCATGATCATTAGCAGCACCTAAAACTGATTTATAATTTGATAAAAGTTCGTCTCCTAATTTAATAGTTGCATGATATAGTAATGCACCATCAACTGCTTGTTGCATATCAGACTCTGAATAGTATTGATCTAAAGGTTGTTCACTTAAAACATTAAGATAATTTTGCTTACTTACTGCTCCAATTCTTTTACCTTCATTAGTGGTTAACATATAACCAAAAGGATTAATTGCACTACCTAACCAATTACCTAAAGGTTGAGTATTTTCTTCCTCGTTTGTAAAATTTATAGTAAATGGCTCAGATAGTACCTTTTTAAAATTTGGATGACCAGTAGTCTCTACGTCAGCTCTCGTAATAACATCAAACTTATAATGTTCTGCAATTGGTTCTACTATCTTAGCAAGTTCATCAAGTGCATCTTGGCTGTAATTTACTGGTTTTGAAGAGCCTTTTTCTAATTGTTCTTTTCCAGTAACTTGATTAGTTGTGGTTTGTCTTTGTATTCCGGGTCTTACTAATTGACCTTGTCTATTATATTTTTCTAAAAATTGATTAATACCATGTAAAGCTAAAAAGTCCTGGTCACCATAATCAATAACGTTTGTGTGTCCTTGAACAAATTCAGCGTTTATAAATTTTGTTGGATCATTCCATAACCCCAATTCTTCTAACTGCGGTCTAATAAGAGGTAAAGCTTCATTGAAAATGCTTAAAATTATTCTACCACTGTTTACCATACCGTGAGGTGAACCATCTTTAGTAACAAATCTATCTTCTAATCTATCAACGGTTACACCATTAACATCTAATTCAGACATTGAACCTCTATCTAAAGCAAATTGTTTTTGTCCTTGTTCGTTTTCAATTAGTTTAATACTTACATTTGTTCCGTCGATCTTTATGGCACCACCGTCTTTGTTTAATACATCAACGGTATCATCAAACTTTCTTATTAAATCATTTCCTGTTTTTACATCTGGAAGATCAAACGGGTGTGCCATATGACCAGCGGCACCGCCTTCGTTTAAAAGAATATTACTTTTATAACTTTCAAATATTATTTCATGTTCAAAGTAGCTCATGCTTTTAGTGATAGTGGTATTCCTTTCGACATTTGATCATCGAGTCCAAGAGATATTCCTAACTTCGACCCTAGAGCACCTATTTCCTCAAAGATTGAAGGTATATCTTCTACTAAATTATTTGTAAATTGAAAGGTGTAACAATTAAGAGTTTTGTCGTTCATATAGACTAGATATTTAAATTGGTGGTGCTGAGCATATGTAGTCAAATGTAAAGTTGCAATTATTTTCTTAAGAGTGTTTTGATCATTATCAAACATTAATTTATCAATTGCATCATCTTGTAATATAGAATTAAGAGCGATTTTAACATCGTTCATACTGTTATCACTTAAATCATGATTAACCATTAGAGTCAAAGAATCAATATATTCATCTCTTGACAAACCATAATCATTTAGATATCCATTTTGAACTACTTGATTCCATGTTGGATTATCTTTTTTGGTTAATACTCTATTATCTTTTGCATCAATATAAGTTTGTAGAGCATCAACATATTTGTTTAAATGATTTTCTATAGAAGTAGCCGTTCTTTTATCATATCGTTTTGGATCGTACAAATCATTTTGTATTTTTGATACAAATCTCATTAATGATTCTTGATGCATATCATTTCTTGTATCAGATATAGCACCTATAGATTCTATTGCGCCTTCAAGTTGGTTATCAAATTGATCAATATCCTGATTATGTAATTTATCAATTAGTTTTTTAATTGGTATTAATAATTTTTCTCTTGCACCTATAACCTTTTTATGAGCTGATTGAATACCTTGCCCTGTATGAATTGATTTACCTTTATCTAATAAAAATTCTGGTAGTTTAGTCCTTGCTTGAAAAGCTCTATCTTGTGAACCCGGTCTACCATCTAGACCTTTTAATTCTACCTCACCTAGTGATGGAAAATCTAAATCTCCAGATTCACCTTTTATACCATTTGAAAACATTGTCATTAATAATTCGCCTTTACCAACTCCAACATTGTTTATTTTGAAACTATAATTGTATAATGAATGCATTAGTTCCTCAACATTAGAAAAACACGCCCCTACTACTGGAGCTAATACAGCACCTAAATTCCAAATACCTGCTTCACCAATTTGTGAACCATTCTCTTGAATTGCATTTTCTAATCCTGGTAACCCAAGCCTAGCTACTTTTTCTTGAGCTAGTATGGATATTGCCTCACCGTCTGTATCTGATTTATTATGAATAATATGAATAACGGTTTCTAATAAATCTTTATATTCTTTATTACTTTGATCCCATTTTGATGCTCTTAAAATAGTATCCACATCTTTTGTCCATCCATCAGTTCCTTTACTTGATATTTGTCTTTTTAAAACTTTAAAATAAGCATCGTCTACTGTTCCTATTTTTTCTGGATCACCAATACCATCAACATCAGCAAATATAGCAACGTTTTCTCTTATTGCACGTCTTGGTACTTTCGGTACCGGCTTATAAGCAATGGCACTATAAACTTCATCTAGTGGTATATATTTTTTCATTAATAGTTAATATCAGGATCGTCAGTATATGTGTTCAAATAAGTTCTTATTTTTGATAGCATTTGCCGTCCATTATTTTCATTAATCTCCGTATCAAGCAATTCTGGAGGTATGGTACCCTCAGTCGGGTTAACGACTAAAGCTTTCAAAATTAAACGAATGAGTTCAACTTCACCTTCTGAAGTGAGTTTTTGAAATTCTGGTTCTGGTTCTGTAATAGTTTCTGTTTGTTGAACATCTACTACTTCTTCGCCAGGTACAGGTGCTAAGGGTGGTTCCATTGGAGGTACCTGCTCATTTAACACACCGTGTTTATTTTTTATTATTTTGAAAAATTTACTTCTTAATGTAATCATGACAATTTACTTGTTACGTCCCTTATTTTATTAACTACTTTACCATGAAGATCTTGAGTAGCTTGAGCAACCTCAGGAGACTTTAATTGCTTACCTAAAGATAATGCCTTTTGTAAATCAGATGTATTTACATCATCAAAAGCTTCATTTCCAGCTTCAGTTTCATCAGTACCACCTTCCATATCTTCATATTCTTCATCAGTACCACCTAATTCCGGTGTATTAATACCTGCTTCTCTTGCTAATGCCGCAAGCTCCATGTAATTATCATGGTAGATTCCCATTAGTTGCTCATTTTCGCCGTATGAAGTGGTTCCTAAAGCATCATATGCTACTTTGATTGCTCTTTTTAAAACTTCCGCCGGTACTTGAACGTGGCGCGCTTCTTCTGATACAAGATATGTATTATAACCTTCTCGTATTGCATTATCGAACTTCATTTTATATATTTATTTGAAAATCAATTGTTTTGTCTTGATATTGTCAAAATATTCGTTTGAAAGAAAATTTAATTCATATTTAGTTGCAAATTTTTTAACTTTTTCAAATGTAAAGTTTTCTATTTTAAATTTAGATAGTGTTGAATTAATTTTCATAACTGTGCCTTTAGCTCTTCCATCGTTTAACTTTACAAGCTCTTTAAAGTAAGGTAAGCTCCTCATCGATATCACAACTTTTATAGGTAAAACACTTCTTAATTTCAATAACAATTTTGTAAGAATATCTAGATAGCTTTGTTCACTAACGTAATTTAATATTTCACTTTCATAAAACTGTGTATTATTGAAATAAACTATTACCTTGTTATTGGTTTTAATTTTATTGATATAATCTACTGTACCTTTAATTGAATGATGAAAGAATAATTTTTTAATATCTTTATTTTGAAATCCTTTTTCTTTAAATGTATCTATCAATAAACTATTATGAATTTCATCTAATAAATCTTTATCGAACTTTTTATGAATGTCTTGAAAGTCGATAAGAGTTATATTGTATTGTGAAAGATTAAATCTCACTCAAACATTATAAATTGTAGATTGTAAATTATCAACTCTTTTTTATTTTACCCAATCTTAAATTAATTATACCGTTGTAATAATTTTCATTTAATAATACATCATGATCAAATTGCATTTTGGCTTCATAATAAGCTAACTCACTTTTGCTTTGACAAAATCTTATTATTTCAAATTTAAATTTATCTTTCCCCAATGTATTAATATCTTCGTTTAATTTGTCTGAAGAACCTGTATATGTTTTCCAATCTGTTTCTTTTACAACGTGCCTTTTATTTTTTCTACCCTTAAGAGGAGGACGTTTTAATATAGTTGATGATTGTTTCTTACCGATATATTTTCTACTATTTGTTGTATTTGTAATTATGTAAATAAAACCGTAGAATGTGTTCGGTATCTCTTTCTCTTCGAGATTATAAGTCCAATGACCGTAGTTATCCACCAAATAATTTATTTCTTTTTGGATTTTGTTCTACTCTTTTTCTTTTTCTTTTTCTTCTTTTTTGATACACCGGCTCTTCTTTGCATTGCACCAAGAGCAAAAGGTCTTCTAGCATCACCAGGAGCATATAAACCTGGACCAGAAAATTGAGATTGATCCCAACTACCTAACACACCACCAGATCCAGCGACGTTACCTCCGTCTTCTTCTGATAACAAAGCTTTTAAAAATGCGTTTTGGTAGATTGACATTAGCTGATTTAAGTAATAATATTTAATAGATGTCTGAAATTATACACAAGTACCAAGAAGAACTTAATGAGCATTTGGTAATAGATGAATTTACCTTAAAAGATGTACAATTACAACTTCCCGGTAGAAGACATATTTGGGTTGGTCGATTAATGAGACACAAACACGAAGTAAACCAACTCAAAAAACAAAAAATTGCAAGCCTTGCAGATCTTACGGGTAAAATCCAAGAACAAAGTAATGTAAGATTATCTACACCGGCTGCTGAAAAAGTTGCTGAAAATTCCGAAATAGTAAAGAAAATAAATAGCAATATACAAGAACAGTACCTAGTAATTGAATATCTCGAAAAAGTAGAAAAAATTATGGGGTCGATCGGGTTTGATATAAGAAATATTATAGAAATACAAAAACTTGAAACGCAATGATTGAAATAAGATTGATACTATTTGATATTGATGGGGTTTTAACGGACGGAACAGCTGCATACAATGAAAAGGGTGAAGTTATATCCAAAAGTTATAATCAAAAGGATATTACAGCTTTGAGACGGTTTCAAAATGAGTTAGGAATTAATATAGCTTTATTTTCTGGTAGTTTAGACATTAATCCAGCATTTGCCGAAAGAAGAAAGTTCGATTTCATTAGTGTAAAACATAGATTTGGTGAAAATAAGTCTACCAAGTTAAATGATATATGTTTTGACTATAATACACCCAAATCACAAGTAGCATTTGTGGGTGATGATGTACAAGACTTGGATATAATGAAAGAAGTTGAATATGCTTTTTGTCCTAAAGATGCTATTCCAGAAGTACAAAAAATATCATGTGTTTTACCTGTAAATGGTGGTTGTGGTGTTGCAGCTCATTTATTTGAATATATTAAAAACACGAATAACTAATAAAGAATGAACGTTGTTATTCCAATGGCTGGCAAGTCAACAGCTTTTAAAGAAGCTGGAATTGAAACACCCAAACCTTTTCTTGATATTAAAGGAAAAACCATGGTTCAACGGGCTTATGAAAGTATTGGTATAGATGCTAACTACTATTTTATAATTTTAAGAGAACACGAAGAAAAATATGGTGTATATGACTTAATTCATAAGTTTTGCCCTGATGCTAAAGTGTTATACGTTGAAGAAGTCACAAGTGGACCGGCGGAAACGCTTTTTGTCAGTAAAAAATTTATTCCTAACAATGAACCCATTATACAAACTAACGTGGATCAAATTCTAGATTGGGAACCAAAACGGTTTTTACAATATATTAAAAAAGAAAAACCAGATAGCGCAGTAGTAACAAAATATACAGTAGACCCTCATTATAGTTTTATAAGAGTTGATCAATTTAATAACGGTGAGTTATTAAAAGAAAAAGAAGTGTGCTCTTGTCATGGGTTAATTGGTACTCATTACTGGAAAAAAGCTAAATACTTTTTTGATTCTTTTCTTGGAGCTAAAAAGAAAGGATATAGATATAATGACGAAATTTACGTTTCGTTAACTTTTAATGATCTTATAGATCGTGGTTTAACTGTTAAAAATTATTGTTTAAAGCAACATGAAATACAACATGTTATAGGAAGCCCGGATGAACTTAAAATATATGAAGGGAAACTTTGATTGTTCGATACTTGTTTTAAGTTCTGATGCATATCAGCCAATACTTAAAATATGGGACTTTTATCATCAGAAAAACTGGAAATGCCCGTACAACGTCTATACCGTTTCAAATAAAAAACACTATGAAAGTAAAAATGTAGAATGTATTGTTACTGGTGTTAAGTGGGAAGAAAATGCTTCTCATTTTAAACCTATGGTACTACAAGGTCTTAAAAAAATCACCACCAAATATGTGTTGTTTATGGTGGAAGATCAAATAATAGTTAATCCAGTTATATCAGAAAACTTCTACCACGCTCTAAATTTTATGGAACGTAATGACATCACCAAACTTCGTTGTTTATCAATGCCCGAACCAGACTTACCACTAGAAGGTAATCCTGAAGGACCTATAACTAATGAAAACTTTGGAATGATATCTAAAAATAACGAATATAGAAATTCATTACAAGCAGCAATATGGAACAAAGAAAGAATTACTGAACTTTTAAACAGTACCGAGGGTGATTTTTCGGGGTGGCATTTAGAAACAGATAAAACCTTAAAAAAATATTCTAAAAAATGGAAATATGTTGCATGTCGACAAGGTAAAGGTGGTACATTGTTAAGTAGAAACGAAGGACAAACAGATTCCCCGTTGTTACAATACGTAGAACTGGTAAGGTGGGGTAAATTAGACAGGCTTTACTATGATTACTTCAAAGAAATGTTTGAAAAAGATGGAATAGACGTAACCTCTAAGGAATACGAACCATTTGGAGGTAATTTAACTAAGGAAGAACTACCAGAATAGATTAAATAAGTGTCATGAACACTATTAGAAGGATTGGCGTATGGTCCTGTGCAAAGGTATACGCAGTGGTAGGGTTATTAACAGGAGGCCTTTTAGGAGGTTTAATTATCCTTGCTACTTTATTCGGTGGAGCTGCCGGTATGGCTAGCGGCTTAACAGGAATGGAAGCAGGAACAGGTATTGCTGGTGCATTATTGGCTACCGGTTTTATGATTGTTGCATATGGCATCGGTGGTTTAGTAGCCGGTGTATTTACTGCATTATTTGGTAATTTAGCTCTTAAACTATGCGGAGGGTTAGAAATAAAAATTGATGCCCCTTAATAAAAACAGGGAGTTTCCATTAAATAGATAGCAATGAAAAAACTACATAAAGTCGGGGTGCTGTCATTAGCAAACATACTAGCGTTGCTTGGGGCATTAACAGGAGCAATTAAGGTCGCGGTTTTTCCAGTATTAGCTTTAGTAGCTGGTGGTGGTTTAGGTGATCTTGATGCTGCAATTAACACAATCGGGGAATCCGTTACAGCTAACATTAAAGATGTTATATCATTTGCTGTTGCAGGGTGGCTCGGTGGAGCAGTTTATGGGTATCTCATAAACATAGTATTGGGTTGGCGTGATGGATTAGATGTAGAAGTTAAGTAACTTTATCAATTATTTGATGTACGTTATCCCAGGACACCCTGTCTATTATTAGGCAGGGTTGTTTTTTCTTAGTAACCGATATTCTATAACCATACACTTGTTCATGTGGACATACTATTTCATTTACAAAATCCCACAAATGGGTTCTTTTTAACCAGTGAAAATACATATCTTTGTTTTCTCTTTTAGCTTCTAAAATAAATTCTTGTTGTGAAACCAATAGAAGGGCTCTTAGCGCACCGCTTTCGGAAGGTGGTTCAACTATCCCTTCGAAGAATATAAAGGGTACCATTTAAATATTTATCTTGAAAACCCTAGTTAATTTCATATAATTAAAACAATGGCAATTTTTAATTACGATAAACGTAAACGCCAAGCAGTATTAAAATCCGAAAATATAAATTTCATAAGAGAACATTTTTCTTTTGAAAATGAAGGAGCCCGTTTTGCTAGAAGGTATGGAAGATATATGCCTGCTAGAACATATGTAATAACACCTGCCGGGAAATATGAAGTTGGATTAACAGCTAATATAATAAAGTTTATTAAGAAGGAATTTCCATCAGAAAAAATTCAATTAGAAGAATCAATTATTAATGCAATTAAACCTCAAATGCAGTTTGGTGATAATGGAAAGTTAAGCTTAGAATTAAGAGATTATCAAAAAGAAATTGTAGTAGAGTGTTTAGATAAAGGCCGGGGTGTTGTAATGTTAGCAACTGCGGGTGGTAAAACACTAACGATGGCAAGTATGCTTGAAAAGCTATATCAAAAATCAAAACAAGATACATGGAAAGCTCTTATTATCGTTCCTGACTTAGGATTGGTAAATCAAACGTTTGATGATTTTACCAAATATGAATGTACTTTTTCTTTTGGTAAATGGACTGGTAATATACCCGTTGACATGACTAAAAATGTTATAGTTGCTAATTTAGGTATTTTACAAAGTGATAAAACCGATTTAGAATGGATACAGTATATAGACGTATTAGTGATAGACGAATGTCATAAAGTAAGACGATCAAATAAAGTAAACAAAATAATAAAAAGTATACAAACAGAAAATAAATTTGGCTTTACAGGTACTCTTCCCGATAATAATGCAGATCAATGGAATATTATCGGGAAGATTGGTCCAATTATATATCAAAAGAAAAGTTACGAGTTAAGAATAGAAAATTATGTAACCAATGCCGTAGCTCAAGTAGTAAAGCTTCATTACAAAAAACAACCTAACTATTCAATTGATATATCAGACCCAGGAGAAAGATATAGACAAGAATTTGAATTTTTATTTGAAAATCAATTTAGAAATGCTATAATAAAGAAGTTATCAACAGGTGTTAAAAACAATTCACTTATATTAGTAGATTATATTAAACACGGTGAAGCACTTTTTGAAGAATTAAATAAGAATGATCAAGGAAAGAAAATATATTTTATAAGAGGTGAAGTAGATGTTGAAGAGCGTGATAAAGTTAAAAAACTCATTGAGCGGGATAATAATATTATTTGTATTGCAATTAGCAGGATTTTCTCAACTGGTATTAGCATTAATAATCTTCATTACATTATTTTTGCTAGCGGTGGTAAAGCAAAAATTAAAATCCTTCAGTCAATTGGTCGTGGGCTTCGTTTGCACGAAAGCAAAAACAAACTAGTTATAGTCGATATTGCTGACCAGTTAAGATATGGTAAAGCTCATTCAGACAAAAGAATCGACCTTTATACATCTGAAAATATTAACGTTAAAATATCTGATTTTTATGAAAAATAATTTAGTTGAACTTTATACTAACTATATTATAATGATACTTAGCCATGCAAGCAAAAAAGCCTAAAAATGGAGTAAAAATTAAACCAAAGAGTAAAGAACACTACGTTAACTCGAGAGAATTTAAAGAAGCAATTGCAAAATATTATGATACAGATGTTTGTAGTGAAGAGTTAGGTGAAATGATTACAAAGATTGCTCATGGTTTAAGTTATGCACCTAACTTTATTAACTACTCTTATAAAGACGAGATGATAGGTGATGCAGTAGTTAAAATGTTTACAGCTTTGTTTAACAAAAAATTTAACTTAGATGCATGCGATTCAAATGGTAAAAAGTACAACCCATTTTCATATTTTACTACAATTGCTTTTCACGCGTTTATTAATAGAATTAAAAAAGAAAAAAGGCATCATGAAGCTTTGAACGAGTACAAAGAACGGGTGTATGAAGAAACATTAAACTCGGGTGATGAAGCACAACAAAAAGTATATGTCAAGCCTGTGAGTGAAGACGATAATTTTGATTAAGCGTAATTTTTAAACTCGTCCCAAATTTTATAAAAACATTTAATGTGTGATCTATCTTCATCACCAAAATCTACAAAACTGGGATCTCCTTTTATATCATGATTCCATTCCTGGAATTCTAAACAAAACTGTTTCCTTAATACGTGGTATGCAGAAAGAATAATTTCTTCTGTAAAAAAGTCTGTTGTAGGTGGTTTTGTTTTACATAAAAGTAATAAAGCTTTTTCATAGAATGAAAAGAAGTCTTTAAACTCTGAAGGGTGTATTCCCATCACACCACCAATTACCTGATCTTTAATTGCACTATCTTCTTCCGACAACCCATATTCTTTTTGCAAAAAGGTCTGCAGTGCTTTTACATGGTGTGCATTATACCACAAGTTACCATGTTTAACTCCAATATATTTGTGTTCGTCTATTAAATTGTTTATACCTTCCCCTATCTTGGGTGTATACATGTTGTCTTTATTATAAGGGTAATAAATCTTCTTGTTAAAGAAATTATTAATCTCTACACCACCCATACTCTTCGGATTTAAACCCCAATGAGTTATTCCAGAATCTACCCATAAAAAGTTTTCTGTATCATACGGGTTATCTTCAGCTACTTCTTTAACCCAATACATTTTACGGTGACATAAAATTTCACACCTTGCGTGGAAAAATCCTGGTTCATCGGGATTCTCTTTTTGTTTTTCAAGAGTAACTTTTTGTTGCCATTTTATTACTCTTTTCCTATGAGATAAAATCTGCTTTTTAAATTTAAAGTCCCCTAACTCGCTTACTATTAGTTTAAACTTATTTGGGTGGCCTATATGAACCAAGTAGTCGAAATACTTCTTTAGTTTAGGGTAGCCATCCTTATCACAATAGATTACTGCTGGGCAGCCAAAATTGTAAATGTTTTGGAAAGATGAAAAGTAGTATTGTTCACGCCAACACCGTCCTCCTAGTTCACCTTCTCGGTCGCCATAATAGATTGCAGTAACTAACGTTGTATTCATAAGTTTATATGTTATACTATTTACAGTGTCTGATATAGAATTCAAACAATCAAAAATCTGTTGTATATCCGATATTCATTTAGGGGTTCATCAAAATAATAGCAGCTGGCACAAAATACTATTAGATTGGGCACAATGGCTTAATCAACAGCTAGAAAAAAATAAAATCCAAGATATTATGATCTGTGGGGATTTGTTTCATTATAGAGATGAAATAGCAGTTAACAGTCTTCACGTTGCTAATGAATTTTTTGATATACTTCACCAATATAATATTGTAATGATAACTGGAAACCATGACTGCTATTACAAAGATAACAGTTTAGTCAATTCATTGTCTATTCTTAAAGGTAGACCCAACATAACCATTATTGATCAATGTTACAGTACTACTATTTTTGATAAACATGTAACTTTTTGCCCATGGGGTACAAAAATAAACGAAATAAAAATTAAAAGTGATATTATTTTTGGTCATTTTGAACTTTTAAATTTTAAAATGAATAATTTTAAAGTGTGTGATCATGGTGACTCACCAGAAAAGATTTTAGAAAAAGGAAACAAAGTTATTTCAGGTCACTTTCATTTACGTGATCGTCGCAAATATAAAGATGGTGAAATTTTATATCTGGGCAACCCTTTTGAAATGGATTTTGGTGATGCTGGTAGTACAAAAGGTTGGTATGAACTAGATTTTACAACTCTACAAACAACATTTCATCAAAACAATATATCCCCTAAGCACATAAAGATACCTTTAAGTGATCTTATTAAACATGACGGAATAACAGACGAATTAAAAAATATAGTTAAAGGTAATATAATAAAATTAGTTATTGATAAAAATATACAAGCAGATGACTTGGATATTATTATGGTGTGCTTGAATAATTTAAAACCCTTTTCTATTAACGTTGATTACGAAATTAATTTTAATAAGTTTTCTGTAGAAGGTGAAGTAGAATACGAATATTCGGGTGTCGACTATGAAACAGCTATCACCGATTTCGTTAGTATGTTAGATATTAACAATAAGAACGACGTTATTCAGTATACGATAGATTTATATAAATCATGCAAGGAATAGGTATAGTATTATTTACATTAGGTGGTAAAAACCTTAAAAGAGCATTACGTGGCTTAACAGACGTTTTAGATAAAACTGTTGTTGTAAATGACGGTAAAAATGAGGTTGTTGACGAAACTAAAATCAGAAAATATATAAAACCAGTTTTTACTCAGTACCCATCGTCTTGTTATAACATGGGTATTAGGGAACTTTTAAAAGACGATTCAATTGAACACATTTTCATAATGAATGACTCAATAGAAGTTATAGATGACACATTATTCCAAGATTATATTGATGTATCAAAGAAAACGAACTTAAAAGCTTTATATTTTTGTAGAGACGATGATGACCCAAGAGGTACCTTTAAAAATGAAAGACTTAAGATAGATGTAGGTATGGAACCCAATAAAATGACCTTAAACATGGGTACATCTGGCTCTTTAGTGTATCTTCATAAAGATATTTTTAAGAAAGTAGGTTTCTTTGATGAAAGATTTAGAGCTGCTGTTGAATGGTCTGATATGTGTTATAGAATTTCTCAAAAGAATCTTTCTACCCCATTTCTTTGGTTTCCACACCTTGAATCAGTACAATCTAAAATTATAGTTGCCGAAAATGACGAAATGTACCAAGATAATATCGAGGATAGGATTATTAGAGGTATGAAGTTGTTTTATATGAAGTATAAGTGTCAGATTAGTGACTTAATAAACACATACTCTAAAAAAGACGTAATTCAAAAGCTTAAAAACAAAGCTAGATCTTCTTAGGAAATTAGTTATAATAATATTCAATGAAGCAAATCTTCTTCGAAGAGGTCTCTATTCAAAACTTTCTTTCTGTTGGTAACGAGCCAGTAAAAGTACAATTCAATTGTGGGTTTAACATCATTACTGGTTCTAATAAAGACAAAGAAGACAGACGTAACGGGGTAGGTAAAAGTACTATTGCAGATTCAATTAATTTCGCTATATTCGGATCGACTTTAAGAGAGCTAAAAAAGGAACTTATTCAAAACAACCTTACTAATGAAACTTGCTCTGTAACACTAGCATTTAAAGTAGTTACACCCCAAGGCTCAAATGATTATACCATTAATAGAACAATTTCACCTTCAAAATGTTACATATATAAAAATGAACAAGATATTACTAGAGATTCTATTATTAATACTAACGAATACATAAAAGATCTTATTAATTGTTCTGAAGATGTATTTCAAAACTGTGTTATAATGACAGTAAACAATACAATACCTTTTATGGCAAAGAAAAAGGTAGAAAAAAGAAAATTTATTGAGGGTATTTTTAATTTAGAGATTTTTAGTAATATGATTTCTAATCTTCGTAATGACTATAATGAAACAAAGAAAGATTTTGACATTGAATCTACTCGTTACGATGAAAACAATACAACACTTGAAAATTTTAAAAAACAAAAAGATAATCTTCTAGAAGAAAGAAAGAAGAAGGTTACAAAATACAAAAATAGACAAGAAGATAATCAGCGAGCTCTTTTAGATATAAGAAGTAAATTAACTACTATCGAAAATGATGTTATAGAACAAAATGAGTTGTTAATAGAAAAGATTGAAAACAAAATACAAGAATTATCTGGTAAAAAAAGTAAAAGACATTCTGCTATTGGGGGCATTAAAGGGGTAATTTCACAAAGCCAAATTTTATTGTCTAAAATAGGTACTGATGAAGAAACATGCCCTACTTGTTTAAGGCAAATTGGTGAACATGACGCGGATCATATAAACAAGGAAAAAGATCTTATTGAAAAAAGTATTAATAAGTCTAATAATGAAATTAATGACATAAATGCAGAAATTGAATCTATAGTTGAAACAGAAAACAAACTAACTACAGGTATACGTAGTATCAGAACTAAAATAAAAGGCATAAACGACGAAATAGCTGATCAAAAAGTATTAAAACAAAAAGCAAAGCAACTATTAGAATGGCAATCACAACTTAAACTTGATATTAAAGAACTAAAATCAGGTGACTCAAATTTAGATAGTGTAATCGACGACTACTTTAAAAAAGTAAAAAATATAAAAGATAAACTTGATACGGTAAAGAATAAAATTAATATGCTTGACGTTGTAAAGTACGTTGTATCAGAAGAAGGTGTTAAATCGTATATAGTTAAAAAGATACTCACTGTGTTTAATCAAAAGCTTGCTTATTATCTTAAAAAAATGGATAGTAATTGTATTTGTATTTTTAACGAATATTTCGAAGAACAAATTATAAATGAAAAAAATAAAATCTGTTCATATTTTAACTTTAGTGGAGCTGAACGAAAAAATATTGATTTGGCTTGCTTATTTGCATTTATGGACATAAGAAGGCTTCAAGGTGACGTTGCTTTTAATTTTAGTATGTATGATGAGCTCTTTGATAGTAGTTTAGATGAGAAAGGAGTCGATTTAGTTACTACTATATTAAGAGAACGAGTAGAAAAGTATAATGAATGTGTATATGTTATCAGTCATCGAAAAGAAAGTGTAAAAGCAGCAACAGGTGAAGTGATCTATTTAGAAAAGACAAACGGCATAACACGAAAAGTAGAATATCGAGAAATTGATAAAGATTTACAATGAAGTAAATATATCAACAATGTTTCAAGTACCATTTCAAGCCAAACCTTTCGGGAATACTAACCCATTTCAAAATAATTTTGCTGTAGGTGGAGGTAAGCCACACGGTATAAATGAAAAGCCTACACCTGCTTCACTAGGAGGAACATCACCAGAATCCATACCACGATTTATGAATTATGTGGCTGATTATGGTGGTTGTGGTTATTGGAGAGTTATATGGCCTGAATATCTTTTAAATGCTAGTGGTAAGTGTATGGTACACACCTCAACTTGTATGACTTTGGACCCACAACACTATAGACATTGTAAAGCACTAAAAATTCAAAGACAGGCATCTCCAGATCATTATAGATTTACCAAACACTTAAAAGAAGTATCAAAAGAACATGGTTTTAAATTAATTTACGAAATTGACGATATACCTTTTAGAGAAGACATACCAGATTATAACAAATACAAATTTGCTTTTACAGACGATGAAGTAAGAGAGAATATTCAAAAAATTATGGAGTTGTGTGATGAAATGACAGTTACTTGCAACTTCATGAAAGAGTATTTCACAGAAAAACTGGGTGGTAAATTACCTATTACTGTTATACCAAATTGTGTGCCTAAATTCTGGATGGGTAATTACTATAATAGAGATAAAGTTGAGCGAGATTATGAAAAATACAAACGGAAACCAAGAGTTATTTGGTCTGGATCGGGTGCTCATATAGATGTAGATAGAAGAGTAAAAGGTAAAGATGATTTTCATCATATAAATGACGCAGTTAAGAAAACAATAAACGACTTTCAGTGGGTATTTACGGGTGCAGTGCCTCGTGAACTAGTTCATCTTGTTGAAAATGGTAAAATAGAATTCCATCAATGGTCAGAACTTTTTAATTACCCAGAAAAAATATATACCCTTAACGGTAATATGATGATAGCTCCTTTAGTTGATAATAATTTTAACAAATCAAAAAGCGATTTAAAATATTTAGAAGCTAGTTGTTACGGCTTACCTATTGCTTGTCAAGATATTTGCACATATGAAAATGCTCCAATAAAGTTTAACACGGGTGATGAAATGGTTGATCAAATAAAAACCGTATTAAAGGATGAGAGACGCTTTATAAAAGAATCTGTAACTGGTAGAAATTTTGCCGAATCGAGATTTTTGGAAAAAGAAGAAAATATTGGAAAGTTTTTTGAATCATATATGTTCCCATATGGGTCACCACAACGTAAATTTTTAAACACTTTAGATATTAATAAAACATAATAGTCTTCATTTCATCAGACATGTAATTTAATGTTAACGGGTATTCTCCGGCATCGAGATCTTGAGGAACAATAACCATTTTATGTTTTGATTTTATTGATTTTATCTTTTGTGTCAATCCTTGCTTTAGTTCGTCTGATTGATTATGTTGATATACATCTTTACAAAGCAATAAATCGAACTCATCATCACTTTCAAATTTAAAAAGATCACTACATATAAACTTTTTTGTGGGGGATGATAATTTTTCTATATTTGATTCTATTACAATTTGTGAACCATCAATACCTGTATAATCAAGTTCACTAAATGTGTTGGAAAACGGTAACCATTGCATTGCACCACAACCAATATCTATTAAACTTTTTATTTCATTCTTTATTACAAAATCATCAAATATTTTTATTAATTCCTCGTTGTGTTCTAATAAACTACCAGCTCCTGAACCTTGTCCACCATAGCCCCCGTTTTTATAAATTTCATCCCATTGTTCTGCTGTTAATCGGGTATGGTCATATTTGGGAAACAAATATGTTTCAAACCATTCTTGTACTTCTTTACTGTTGCTCATATATCCAGTGTTTTGTTAAATCAGACCAGTGGTGTGTATCGAAATTTTTATAGAATTCTTTCCTGTATTGATAAAACAATTCTTGGTTGAAATAAGTTATAGGTTCTTCTTTAAGTAAAAGATCTGGATCTAGTTCGTAACCATCTAAATTACCGGCGCTGATACAAAATGTTGAAGTAAAACACCAAGGTACTTCTTTCTTGGTGGTAGTATGTTTACATTCATACAATGCAGATCTAATATCTTCTTCCATCATCCTCCAGTTAAGACCGTTACCTTCTTTTTTTCGATCATACCCGGTAAAACCAAAAAGTGTATTGAAGACGGTTTTACTCCAAGTTATTGACCCTAATATTAATATTTTATTTTTCGTATCTTCGTAATTTAACGATTGATTACCTAATTGCGTTCTCTCTTCAATATTATCTTTTATAGCTTGTTTAAATATTGGGTTTTTTGGTGCCGTGCCCATTAAACAATGAGCAAAACCAAAATCTTCATGCGTTGGTAAAATGAATTTTATATCTTCGGTAATAAAATCATCAAAAGATATATTACAATATCTATCCAAATCGTGATACACCCCACCTTCATTGTAAAGTTTTATTAATCTCCATAAATCTGTTTTTTCTACAACATGCGTATATTTTATATCATTATAATCTTTAGACGATAAATTTTCTTTAAGATAATCTTCCACATCTTGATCATCACTAATAACTACATCCCACTCCGGATTTAAATCAATCATTTTTCTTAACCCATTTGTTATCATAGGGTGATTGTTATCCTTTATGTTTTTATCTTTCCATGTAAAGTTAATTATTTTAGGTATTGTATCTAGATCTTCTAATAAGAAATCATTCACAACTTTATTTACTTGAATCATTCGCAGATTAAACTATAATAAATCTGTATGTATAGGAACGTAGTTTATGAACCGTCTTTAGAGCAAATGAGACTTTACACTTGGGATGAAGACGGTAACAGAATAGAAGTTTTACAAAGCTATAGTCCATATCTTTATATTGAACCTAAAGACAAAAGGCATTCGAACGCAACATCAATTTATGATACACCTTTAAGAAAAATGGTGTTTAGAAGAGAGTCTGAAAGAAGACATTTCATTAGAAACAATGGAATAAAAAGACTCTTTGAAAATTTACCAATTAAACAACAGTTTTTATTAGATAATTTTTGGCAAGTAAACGAAACAGATGATTTTACTAAGCATCCAATTAAAATGCTTTTATTGGACATTGAGACTTATTCACCAGATGGGTTTCCAAATATTGAAAGTGCAAATCATGCAATCAATGTTATTACAGTTTATGATAATTTAGAGAAAAAATTTTATACTTGGGGTACAAAAGAATATAATGGTAAAGGTAGAGATGATGTAAAATATACCTATTGTGAAACCGAAAGGGTATTGTTTGCAAAATTTTTAGATTATCTCGAACAAGATTATCCAGATATTTTAAGTGGTTGGAACTCTGAGTTCTTTGATATTCCATATATTGTAAAACGTTGTGAACGAATAATGGGTGAAGAGCAAATGAAAAGACTTTCACCTGTAAAGAACGTTTATTATAGAAGTTTACAAGGTGCTTTTGGTAGACAGCAAATTAGATGGTATATTGAAGGTATAGCTTTATTAGATTATTTGGACATTTATAAAAAGTTTGCACCATTACGTGAATCATATAAGCTTGATGCAATTGGTGAACTTGAGTTAAATCAACGTAAGGTAGATTTCCAAGGAATGGACTTGGCAACGTTGTCTGATGTAGATTGGGATAAGTTTATTGATTACAATATTCAGGATGTTAATCTGCTTGTAAGACTAGAAGAAAAGCTTCAATATTTGGGGTTAATAAGAATGTTAGCTTATGTTGGTTGTGTAACTTTTGATGCAGCAATGGGAGCATTATCTGTAATCAATGGTGCTTTTTGTATTCGTGCAAGACATAACCAACATATAATTCCTACTTTTATACGAGGTGAAGATACTGGTAAGAACCCAGGTGCATATGTGGGGGAACCACAACAAGGATTTCAAAACTACATATTATCTTTTGATGCAAACAGTCTATACCCAAATGTGATGATATCTTTGAACTTATCACCCGAGACAAAGATTGGTAAAATTTTACAAAAAGATGACAAAGAAGTGGTCATGGAAATGGTAAGTGGTAAAGTAAAAGAATTTACAATACCAATGTTTGCTAAAATGATAAAAGATTACAAGCTTACAATATCAAAAGCAAACGTAGTATTTCATCAACAAAAGAAAGGAATAATACCTGAGATTGTTGATTATTATTATCAAAAACGTAAAGGGTTTAAAGATGAGTATAATGAGTTAAGGAAGAAACATTCAAAGATGAAGAAAAAAGATCCTGATTATGAAAAAATTGGGATTGAAGCTCAAAGAGCTGGAACAAAACAATTAACGGTTAAAATTTTGATTAACTCGATATATGGTTATTTTGGTAACAAAAATGCTCCTATTGGTGATGATGATATTGCATCATCTGTAACATTAAGCGGTCAAGCAGTAATCAAACAAAGCAATATAATTATTAGAGACTTTATTAAACTTAAAACGGGGTTAACAGATGATGATCTAAAGAAAAAGGACCCAATCATTTATAATGATACAGATTCATCATATGCATCAATTGAATTGTTAATAAAACATTTAGGGCTTAATTTTAAAAATGAAAGCGGTGAAGTACACCAAGATATATATACGTTGGAAGATGAATTAGTAGAGTATCTTAATAAACAAATAATGATATGGGGTAAGAAAACTTTCAATAGTAAAGATTGTAGGTTTGTATTTAAACGTGAGTGTATTGCTGAAGTTGGGGTGTTCTTACAAAAGAAACGATATGTAATGAACATACTTGATGATGAAGGTGCTAAGATAAACAAAACAAAATATACTGGGGTAGAGGTAGTTAGAACGACATTGCCTAATTCATTAAAACCTCATATGAAAAACGTTATTGAAACAATGCTTAGTACGCAAGACTATCAAAAGACGAATGAAGCTATGAAAGTGGTTCATGAAAAATTTAAAGATCTACCTATTACAGATATTGCAAGTGTTATGGGGTTAAAAGGTTATGAAAAGTATGCTGGTCAATGTGATAATATGAAGACGGTTAAGGGTATGCCAATACATTGTAAAGCAAGTTACTTTTATAATCAATTATTAAAATTGCATAAACTTGATAAAAAATATGAAACGATAGGATCAGGAGATAAGGTTAGATTCTTTTATGTAAAAAAACCAAACAAGTATAATGTTGATTCAATTGCATACAAATATGAGTGGCCAGAAGAATTTGACGCATTTTTTAAACCTGATTATGATAAAATTTATCAAAAGCTAATTTTTGCTCCTATCGAACGGTTTTATAACGCAGTAAATTGGAAATGTTATTTACCTAACCAAGCAGTTCAGTGTGATTTGTTTAGTCTTTTAGCAGAAAATGAGTAAATCAGAAAATAGATTAAAGTTAAATGAAGTTATGCCAGAATTAGCTGGTGAGGTATCTTCTTTTTTTGAAAACATCGAACAAACAAAAAAAATAGAAGAAACTATTTTTGTTATGGTACCGAGTTATAGGGATAAAGACCTTGATAATACGTTAACGGATTTATATCAAAAAGCAACTAACCCCGAACTACTAACTGTTTGTGTTTTTGATCAGTCTGAGCATGACGGCTATGTAAATTTCGATAAAACTAATATGCATTATATACATACAAACTATCGTAATGCAAAAGGTATTAGTCATGCAAGAAATATAATTCAAAATTTTTATAATAATGAAACGTATTTTTTATCTATAGATTCTCATATGCGTTTTATTTCTGATTGGGATACGACTCTTAAACGAATGTATAAACAATTGAAAGAGCAAGGACTTAATCCCATTATAACAAACTACGCTTGTGAATTAGTATATGGTGATGAAATGGACTTATACCCTGAAGAAGTTAAAAACACATACACACAATTAGAAGAACCCCGACCCGGTGGTTTTAGTGGTTCATGGATCAAATCACAACCTGGTTGTGTAGACGTTGAAAAATATACCGTTTATGACGGTAAACGTTCAAGAAAAACTATTGGTGAAACAGAAAATGAATTTATGTTTTCACCTTGGTGTTCATTACATTTTATGTTTACCGAAGGCATGTATAACAAACGAATTAGGTTTGACCCTGATCATTATTTCTCGGGGGATGAATATAATATGACTTTAAGAACTTTTACACATGGGTATGATTTATTAAGCCCTTATGAACCTGTTATGTATCATCATTACAGAAAGGATTCTTTTAAAAATACTCCTGCAAATTATATTGTTGATAATAAACAATGGGCGGATTTGGATGAAAAAGGAATTATTAAAAATAAAAACTTAATGACAGGCGAAGCTGCTTTGAGTTGCCCTTCATATGGAATTGGGTCTGAAAGAAGTATAGGAGATTTCTTAAAATACATGAAAGAAAAAACACAGAAAAGTCTTTCAGTTGACTTAGATTGAGCGTATATAAAATATTGATATGAATCTTAAGATTTTTGTTGATCAAGTCGGACGAACCGTTATTGGTGAGTTAGTGGATGATGGGGATACAACCGTTGTACTTAAAAACCCATGTACCATCTTCGTACAACCGAACGAATCGGGGCAGTTACAGGTACAAACCGTACCAATGTTTTTTAGAGAATTTCTTACCGAGGCTGGTAGGGAAGAAGGCACAACTTGGACATTCAATAAGGGCAATATTATTGATAGTGACTGTGCCGAACATCTGGACGATAAGTTAGTTAACCAATATACAGCCATTCTTACTAACTTAGGGCAACCGGACGCATCTGGAGACGATGCTGAAGAGCCTGAAGTAGTAAAATTGTTTGACGATTAACAAAAAAACCATATATTGGTGAGCGCCCTTAGGGGCGCTTTTTTTTTCTTGAATTTAAAGGTTTTATCTATATAATAAGCGCATGGCAAAAGACCCTATTTCAGATGTATTTTCAACTTTAGATAAACTCAACCCAGAAGCCACCTATCTTAGTGAAAATGCTTTATCTAATGTTGATACCTGGTATGATACTGGTTGTTATGCATTGAATGCTATTATTGGTGGTAGTTGTGTTGGTGGTGGTGTACCAAAAGGAAGATTGGTTGGTTTTTCAGGACCTTCACAATCTGGTAAAACATACATTATTAATAAGATTTTAGGTAATGCTCAAAAAGAAGGGCTACATCCTGTTATATTTGATACCGAATTTGCTGTAGATAAAGATAGTAGTGAAGGGGTTGGCCTTGATGCATCAAAAACAAAATATGTCCCTGTATATACTGTTGAGCAATGCCGAAATCAAGTTGTTGCTTTACTAGACAGTATTGTTGAAAAGGGGTTACAAGGTAAATTTATTATTAGTATTGATTCTTTAGGTAATTTAGCATCACAAAAAGAAGTAGAAGATGCAGCAAAAGATAAAAGTGCAATGGATATGGGTCTGAGAGCTAAACAACTCAAATCTATGATGAGAATACTTACATACAAAGCCGGTCTATCTGGTACTACAATTTTGTTTAGTAATCATACATATGAAAACCCAGGTGCATTACACCCTACTTTAGTTAAAACAGCTTCAGGTGGGAGCGGCCCACAGTATATGGCTAGTGTACTAGTGCAATTGGCTAATAAAAAAGAAAGACAAGATGCATCTAACGAAGATGATGAAATGTTATCAGAAGCTCGTAATTACTCTGGTGCAACATTACGGTTTTTAACCACTAAAAATCGGTTTGTTCCGCCATTTTTACAAGCTGAAATATATCTTAACTTCCGTACTGGTTTAGATAGGTACAGTGGCTTAAAAGACATGGCTGTTAATCATGGGATATTAACGCAGACCGGTAGTACATTTCAAATAGGTATGGAGAGTAAGGACGAAAAATTCAAACCAGGAGACAAGATCGGATACTATAAAAATTGGAAAAAAGATAAAGAACTTTGGGAAAATTTTATTATTCCTGAGTTGGATAAGAAGTTGAAATTGGTGTATAGTTACGGTAAATAAGGATATGGCAAATATTGCTATCTACGGTTCGCATAACGGTGCAATTGCTTTAGAAGACAATGATGAATATTACGTTATTGAATTTGAACGATTTTTTAATATTAAAAATATTGGTCTGGCTCAATACAAACCATTAAAATTTAGAGAAGAAGCCGTTTATGCTATTTTACAATATCTGGAAAAGGAATTAGGTTACCCAACACCCTTTGATAACTTACTTCATATTAATACTGAATGTGTACATGACGATATAACATACAGTTATAAAAATTTTATTGATGCTAATACGGTACTTGAAGGTTGGCACCACCACGCACATGCAAGTGGGTCCTTTTATCAATCTAATTTTGAAAAAGCTTTAATTTTTAGTTTTGATGGTGGTGGTAATGATGGGTTCTTTAATATATTTACTGCTAATCGGGAAGACGGTGTAACATATTTAGATAAAACAAATCCAGCTGATCGAACAGACTATGATTACGATTTTGGATTTCCATATATGTGTTTTGCGCACTTTTGTCCTGATATTAGACAGGAATGGATATCAGATGGTAATTTAGTTTATAGTGGTAAAATTATGGGGCTGTGTAACTACGGGAACATAAACAAAGAATGGTTACCACACTTTAAAAAGTTTTATTATTCTAAACCTGATGGAGAAGATTTTTATAAAAAGTTAAAACAATATATTACTGATACATGTGGGTTGGTATTTGATGAAAATAAAAGACTTGAAAAAGAAATTAGCTGGGACGTAGCAGCTACTTCTCAAGCTGCATTTGAAGAATGTTTTTTTGAAGTAGTAGACCCTTATTTGAAAAAATACCAAGACCTACCTATCATTATAACTGGTGGTTGTGGTCTTAATATATTGTTAGCCTCCAAAATAAAAACGCTATTTCCAGAAAGACCAAGTTTCGTTGCACCAAATACAAATGATTGTGGTATTGCTTTGGGTTTGTTAGCTGGGTTTAAAAAACCTAAAAAACCTATTGATATCACTTACGGTGGTATGGAGCTTTTAGATAAAAACACATACCCTGCTTGGATAGAAAGCAATTCTGCCAAACCTGTCAATCTTGGTCATATTGCTACAGAATTAGCAAACGGTAAAATCTTTGGATGTGCTAGAGGAAGGTCCGAACACGGGCCAAGAGCACTTGGTAATAGATCAATTTTTTGTAATCCTGCTTTTCCTGAAATGAAAGACATTCTCAACTTTAAAGTAAAAAACAGAGAGTGGTATAGACCGTTTGCACCAGTATGCAAATTAGAAGACGTTTCTAAATATTTTGAATGGGAAGGGGAAAGCCGTCATATGCTTTATTGTCCTACAGTAAAGAAAGAATGGAAAGAAAAATTATCATCTATTACACATATTGACGGTACAGCAAGAGTACAAACAGTGACAAGAGAACAAAATCAGTTCTTATATGATCTTTTAACCGCTTTTGAAGATGCAGCTGGTCATGGTGTGTTATTGAACACATCTTTTAACATTGCTGGTAAACCAATTTTGAATACTATATCCGATGCAATGAAAGTCTTAGAGGGTACACAAATGGATTACCTAATAATTGAAGACTTTTATTATGGTAAGCATTGGTAAGTAATATATACTCATTTTATGGATAAAAAAGCTGTAATGATTTTTAGTGGTGGTATGGACAGTGCTGCCATGCTAAGAATGGCTCAATTTCAATCGGGTGAGCTACACTGTTTAACTTTTGATTATGGTCAAAGGCATATACGCGAACTTGAATGTGCAAAGACACAAATCGAACATGCAAAGTTGGTTAGCTTTAGTCATAATTTTGAAGATTGTGAAGTAATACACAAAGTGTTAGACGTTTCATTTTTAAAAGAGTTACTTACTACAAGTTCACTTACTAATACAGACATTGATAATCCTGATGTTAAAGATATGGTAGGGGAAGCACAACCGGTAAGTTATGTGCCATTTAGAAATCAATTGTTTTTGACAATAGCATGTGCATATGCAGAATCAATTGGTGCTGAAACTGTTTATCATGGTGCAACTCAAGTTGATAGTTTAGCTGGTTATTGGGATGGTAGTGCAGAATTTCAGGAACACTTTCAAACGTTAATAGGGCTAAATAGAACACACCAAATTACTCTTAATTGCCCGTTACTTAGTATGAGTAAACAAGCTATTGTAGAGTTTTGTGTTGGTAGTAGGGTTGATCTAAAATATACATACACTTGTTATAGTGGTGATGAACTTTCTGATGCAACCACACCAAGCAGTTCATTACGAATTAAAGGGTTTGCAGATGCAGGTTATATTGACCCAATTGAATATAAACAAGATTTAACCAAATATTGGGAAGACAATAAATGTAAACCGTTTCCTATTAATGAGGTATTTTCTGATAGATTTGGAACCAGAGGTCCTTAATGCATATATTTGATAAGGATAAAATATCAAAAATAGGGTACACTGATGATACAGCGTTTTCATCGCATAGAATCTACTTAGAATATGTAGTAGATTTTCTGTATAAGAAAAACGGTAACAAACAACTTAGTATTTTAGAGTGCGGTACAGGTAACGGTAGTAGTGATTACTTTAGTAAAATTTCAAAAGAGGGAAAAGCTAAAATTTGGGGTATAGAATATCATAATGTTCCACCTGAAAACTGGTATGAACAAATGAAAGAAAAATATGCAAACGAAAACTACAAAATTACTCATGAGCAACAGGGTATATGGGTTTTTGGTTCAGAATATTTTCATAAGTTGGACGATCACTACGATATAATTTTTATAGATACAAGTGGGTACGAAAACAGAGCAAACTGGGTAAAATTTGCAGCAAACGATACCAGTAAAGTAGTAATTCTTCACGATAGCGAACACTTTCATAGATTTAAACCCTGGTTATTAGAATGGGTAACAAAGAATTTTAAATTTGTTTATGATTCATGGCCTATACAGGAACCCGGGACGTTGTTTGCTAGTAATATTAATTTACAGTGTAATTTAAAATATGAAGGAAGGCACGACGATTTACCTGACAGAACAGAACAGCCAGAAATGGATCCCGAAGTTCATGGATTCCCAAAACAATGTCATAATGAGATCTCAAAGGAGGAACAGATGAAGAGATATGAAGACTCTCTCAAAGAAGATGATTGGGGTCACCAACCTTGCTAATTAGTATAAAATAGGTAAACAGAGTGCTACAGTAAAATAACTTTGTAATTCTGCATCAGCTAATAAGTTTGCAACCCCCATATCCTGATTAGGAAAAGGAAAATTTCCACTGCCTGATAATTTAGTAGAACTCGTACCGGTGAAGCGGGTATCTAAATATTGATAACCTAATTCTACTTCCATTTTAATAATCTTCTAATTCTTCGGACTCTTTATCAGTAGCAGTAAAATCTTGATACGCTTCGATTTCTCCTAACTTATCGGGATCTACATCATCTACAGGGGCTTCCTCTTCACCAAAAACTTCATCTAATAACCCCAACAGAATCATATCTTTTAAGATTTTTTCTGCCTCTTTTTGATCTTCTATTTTTGAAGCAAAGTCAACAATTTCTTTTGCTGTGGTTGGCCTAACTTCTACAAAACCAACTATATCTTTTTGTAACCCTTTTAACGGGGTTTCATAAGCTGCGTCTGCTACCTTAAATTTTCGCTTACCTAAAGCAACTTTTTCTTTTTCCACCGGCTTTTTAAATCTAGTAGATCTGCTTCTTGCTCCCCCACCACCACGAATACCCTTAATTCTCATCATCATCTCATAATATGATTCTTTTCTTTCTTCTCCTGTCTCAGGGTCGGCAACAACTTTTCTTACTCTATCTTCAAACTGTTTTTTTCTTCCTTCTGTTAAAGACTCTTGGTAAGATTCGTAAAGAAACTGGGTATCTTTATCTTTCATATTGAAATATTTATTAGATACTTTATAATATAAACAAATGTGTGCAATATTTGGTACTTCAGATAGACAACAATTTATAACGTTGTATGAACTTAATAAAGATAGGGGTGGTTATGCATCTACTTTTTGTGGTATAAAAGATGGTAAGTTACATGTTTTTAAAAATAAACTATTTGATTTAGATAATGTATACTTAGAGGATTGGGATTATTATTTGGGTCATCATCAAGCTCCTACTGGTAAAGTACGGAAATATAGTGAAAAGACTTCTCATCCATTTAACTATGGAAGGTGGCATGTAGCTCATAATGGTGTTTTAACCAATTATAGAGATATAACAGAATCAAGTGATACCAAAGACATAGATACATCATATATTCCAGCGTTTATGGAAGAATTAGATTATTTACCGGTAAAATGGGATGATAAACAAATATTAGAAGAAACATTTAGTGCATTTAAAGGAACCCATACATGTTGGATTTGGGACGATAAAAATAGTATTGTATATTTAACTAAAAATGGTAGTACTTTATTTTCAAATGGTACAACATTTTCATCAGTTCAATATGATGGTGGTAAACCGTTATTAGATGGATATGTATATATGATGCATGAAGGCTCAGCATTTTTAGAGTATGTAAAATTCGAAGACAGCAACCCGTTTGCAGTTTTATAAAACTATGCAAGATTTATTAGATTATAAAGAGACTTTAGATCCAAGTAACCGTGCTATCTATGACTTATTTGAAAAATATAAACCCGATTCTGGTATATTTGTAGAAACCGGTTGTCATTTAGGGGGTGGGTTAACTAAAGCAGTACATGTTGGTTTTACTAAACTGTATTCATGTGATATAAATTTAGAAAGGGTAGAACATTCAATTGAGTTAATGTCAGAAATGGCCATGTATGGTTCAATAATTGACCCTTGTATTTTTAACTCCGAGTCTATTGTTTTTCTAATGAACGTTTTACCACTTATACAAGATGATCAAGTTATGTTTTGGCTCGATGCTCATGATGAGGGTGGTGGGGTACCTGTTCTACAAGAACTTGATTTAATAAAAGCAATATGTAAAAATAAAAATAGCCCCATCTTAATTGATGACGTGCCTCTTTATCTAGAAGAAGAGGGGGTTGATTATCTTAAAAAAACAATTTTAGAAATAAATGAAAACTACGAATTTGAACAAATTAAAACTAACGATGGTGGTAATTATGTTATTGCTGCTAGCGTAGTTGAAAAAGAGGAAAAGTAGTTATAATACTGATATGAAGACAGCTTTAGTATGTGGTGCAGGTGGTTTTATTGGTAACCATCTTGTTAGTAGGCTTAAAAAAGAAGGTTATTGGGTACGTGGTGTGGATCTAAAGCACCCAGATTACGAAGAATCACAAGCCGATGAATTTATAACAGGTGATTTAACAGAAAAAGATATAGTTGAAAGGTGCATTAGAACTGGAAGCTATTACGGTACTGTACCAAAACAATATCAAGGACAATTTGATGAAATATATCAATTAGCTGCTGATATGGGTGGAGCCGGGTATATTTTTACCGGTGAACATGATGCAAACGTTATGAGAAATTCAGCAACTATTAATTTACATATCTTAGATGCAATAAACCGGTTAAACCAATTTGTTAAAACCCCTTGGTATAACGATTCTCGAGTTTTACCATATGATGAGGTTACAACTAAGATTTTTTATAGCAGTTCTGCATGTATGTACCCTGAACATAATCAATTAGATCCTGATAATCCTAATTGTGAAGAAAGTTCAGCATATCCTGCTGCACCTGATAGTGAGTATGGTTGGGAAAAGTTATTTTCCGAAAGGCTATACCTTGCATATCAACGAAATTATAACATTCCATGTGCTATTGCTAGATTTCATAACATATACGGTCCAAAAGGTACTTGGAAAGGTGGTAGAGAAAAAGCTCCAGCTGCTATTTGCAGAAAAGTAGTGTTAGCCAAAGAAGGTGAAGATATCGAAATATGGGGTGACGGTACACAAACACGGTCTTTTCTATATATAGATGAATGTATAAATGGTATAAGAAAATTAATGGAGTCAGACTGGTCAGGTCCAGTAAATCTAGGATCAGACGAAATGGTTACCATTAATGCATTAGTAGAAACTGCAGAAACCGTCGCCGGTAAAAAACTGGGTAGAAAATATGTTGAAGGACCACTAGGAGTAAGAGGTAGGAATAGTGATAACAAACTTATACAAGAAAAGCTCGATTGGTCACCTCACTACCCCCTTATTAAAGGTATACAACAGACGTACGATTGGATTTGGGATCAAATCAACCAAGAATCGATCGTTGATCATTCAAGTATATAATCTATACTAGTTTATATGTCAGTAAACTCTTTGGATTTAGAATACTACGAAAATGTAGTACTATATAAATGCATTACAGATCCGAGATACCTTGGGTCTATAATTGATCACGTTCATCCACGGTATTTTGACAATAAAAATTATAGAAGTATAATTTCAATTATAAAAGCATTCTTTATTAAAAGACAAACAATACCGAGTGCTACAGAAATTGCATCTTATTGTACTACCCCTGAATTAAAACTTAATTTAAAACAAACTCTATTAAAAATAGATCAATTAGACAAATCATTTAACAACGACGAGCTGTATACAAACACGGAAAGATTTTTAAAAGAAAAGTCCGTGTATCATACTATGTTAGACGTTGCAGATGACTGTTCAAAAGGTAAGGTTGAACCAACAGAAATATTTGACAAGTTTGAAAAGTGTTGTGGTATTAATTTATCGGTAGATCTTGGGTTTGATCTTCTTGTAGACCATGAAAAGTTAATTGAAAACCTTCAAATCGATGAACCAACCATACCATCAGGTTGGGCATGGGTAGATGAAATGTTAGATGGTGGGTTTCTTGAAAATGGTCGTTCTATTTATGTGTTTGCTGGTGAAACTAATGTTGGTAAGTCTATTTTCTTGGGTAACATAGCAGTAAACATGGCCAAACAAGGTAAAACGGTGTTGGTGGTGTCACTTGAAATGAGTGAACTAATGTATGCTAAGAGACTTGCAGGTAATCTTACTGGACTAGAAATTAATAATCTAAGACATGAAATTCCAGAGTTAAGAACCAAGATGCAAAAAGAAGTTATTGAAAACCCAACAGGTAAGTTATTAATTAAAGAATTTCCACCAAGTACTATAACAGCATCACAGTTAGGGGCGTTTATGAAGAAGATAGAACAAAAAGGCATCAAGATTGATGCGTTAGTTCTCGATTACGTTAACTTAATGCATTCACCAATTGGTAATAATAGTTATGAACGTGTAAAATATGCAACAGAACAAGTTAGAGCGTTATCTTATACCCATAACTGCCCTATTATAACAGCAACACAGTTAAATAGGTCCGGTTACGATACGCAAGACCCAGGATTAGACACTATTGGTGAAAGTATGGGGTTAGCAATGACTGCAGATGCAATATTTTCAATATTTCAGAACGAAGAAGACAGGGGTTTAGATCAAATAAGGTTAGGTGTTATGAAGAACCGATTTGGACCAAACTTTGGTGCTACAGAAATGAGTATACACTACCCAACGTTAACTATAAGTGATGGAGGTAGCCAAGATATGGGTAATGCGGCTGCTAACGTTATGGGTGCTATAGAAGCCCTAGCCAATGGTTGAGAATCGTAGTAAAAATCATAAATTTCTAAATGAACGGTAAAGATTACGTATTTACTGATTCGGATTTAGATGGGGTTGGTAGTTTTTTAGTACTCAAATGGATACTTGATACGGAAATTTCCTACAAAACCACCACCCATAAGAATTTTAGGGGGGACTTTGTAAAGTTTCTCAGTAAAAATAAAATTTCCGAATTTGATACAATTTATATCTGTGATTTAAATGTTAGTGACCACTCAGATTTACTTAATTATAAAAATATTGTTGTTATTGACCATCATAATGGTAAAGACAATTACGATGAGTTTACAAAACCTACTTTAGTGTTAGATAGTGACTACACTTCTACTACAAAGCTGGTATTGAAGTATGGTCTGGATACAATTCCCAATACTAACACAAAACTTACAGGTGCTAAAGCTAAATTAATACAGTTGGTGGATGATTATGATAGTTACAAGTTATCTCATGAAGAAAGCTTGGGTGTTAATCATGTTTTGTGGAGCTATACAGGTGATAGAGTTGCTAAATTTATACAAGAGTTTGGTGATGGGTTTAGTGGTTTTAGTTTACATCAAAAAAACATGGTTGTGTTAGCTAATAACAAGATCCACGATCAAGTAGAGAATGGAGAAGCGTTTTCTTATAAGACAAACATTGACGGTAAACCATATAAACTAATTTCTTCGGTTTGTTCCCATAATATTAACGAAGTTGCATCTGGGTTGTTAAAGAAGCATGCTTCAGACATTGTATTCATAATAAATCCAAAATCTCACAGCGTTAGTGTACGGAAACGGTCAGGTGTAAGTGTAAATCTTAATAAACTTGCCGGTAAACTAATTGATGGAGGTGGTCATACTGATTCAGCTGGTGGAAAGCTGACAGAGGCATTTTTAAAGTTCACTAAACTCTTTAAAGTTGAAGTATGAAATACGAAAATCACAATCCAGTAGAACATACCCACAATAAAGAGATGGCGCATGCGTTCATGGGGTTTTGTTCCTTTGTTTCTATTTTAAATAACAAAAAAGTAAACCTTCCTAACATTTTTATTCTGTTGCTTAAAGATAAAAAGCTCAGAACACTGTTTAAGGAACAAGTTGATATCGATACCGACTTTGAAATGGTTAAATTGTTTTTATTTTATGATCCATCATTACATAAGAGCAAATATATCATGAAATACATTAATAGTAGTAAAAACAAATTGATTCATTAGTGGATATAACTATAATTAGTTAGTGACAGAATTCGAAAAGCTAATTTATAACACCCATCTTAAAGTAAGTAGGGTAACTAAAAACAAACCTTATAAGTTCCGTACAAATTTCGATAACCTAGAAGAAGATAAACAGTTTTTGTGTAAAAAGTTAGCTCACTTCTTTACAAAGCACAAAAATATCAATCTAGATAGGTTTTTCTATGCTCCATTTAAAATTTACCAAGACAACCCTATATTAGATTTAAAATTTTATACTTCTCTTAAAGCTTGTAAGTTATATTTCGATTATGTTAACAGTTTGAATAGATCTGAAATTGATTCCAAAGAAAACAAAGACTTCTTTTCGAATTCTGGGTTGTTTATAACAAAATACTGTTGCAAACACAAGATCAAATGGGATAGTTACATAACTCATAAAGAAAACAAGACAGATCGACTTAATTCCTTTTTTTCTCATTTAAAATCGGGGAATGTTTCAGTATATATGCTTTATACCTTTCCAGAGTTCTCATCTGAATATAAAAAAGCTGATAGAGAGGTAGTTGAGATGATGCTCAAGGGAGTAATTGATGATATCGGTGTATATCGTGTAAAATTTTACAATTGTAAAGAGGATTTAAAAAAATATTTCGGTAAGGTTACTAAGCTATGCAAAAAAAGAGTGGATACATTAGTCGGATAATATATAATTATGTTAGTACGGTAATGAATGTTACCTCTACGAAAAATTAACGAACAAATATTAAAAATTATAAAATGACAGATATTAAATCATTATTCGAGAGTATTAAAACTGAGATGACAAAAGACTCCGGTCAGACAAACCGTTCTCAGTTTCTAAGAACAGAAGTCGGCAATACTTATACAGTGCGTTTATTGCCTAATGTAAAGGATGCAAGTAAAACATTCTTTCATTATTATACGCACGGGTGGACTTCATTCGCCACCGGTCAATACATTAATCAGATTAGCCCACAAACGTGGGGTGAGCGTGATCCAATTGGTGAAGCTCGTTATCGTATTACTAAAACCGGTAGTGAAGAAGAGAAAGAAAAGGCCAAAGCGATCTTGCGTCGTGAAAATTGGATGGTAAACGTGTATGTGGTGAATGATCCCGTTAATCCTGACAATAACGGCACAAACAAGTTGTTGCGTTTTGGTAGACAGCTTCATAAAGTTATTATGGAAGCTATGCAAGGTGATGAAGCCGAAGAGTTAGGCCCACGCATCTTTGATCTAGGTAAGAATGGGTGCGATTTTCGTATTAAGGTTGAGAAGCAAGGCGACTTTCCTACATACGTATCGTCAAAATTCGGTATGCCCAAAGCAATTGAAGGCATGGATGACAACAAAGCAAAAGAAACGTATGATACCATATCAGATCTTGAAAGTGTCTTCACGGTGAAGAGTTTTGATGAACTAAAAGATATGTTGAATGAGCATTTCTATTGCATAAGTACAGATGATGTTGCAAGTACAACAACCACAACGGTTATTGAACAAAAAGCAGCTGAACCTACTAAGTCTGAAGAGAAAAGTGAACCAGAATCAAGCACTTCGAACAATACTGACAGCGAAGATGATGATATTGCTAACTTGCTTAACAGCTTAGAAGACATCAAATAATGGATAACGAATCTAGACCACCGCAGAGGCAAATGCCGCCTGGGGAACCACCTCCTGGTGAGGTACCAGTAGCACCGGTGAACCATAATGCAGGTTTAGACCCAGACTTCGATCCGGGGGTAGGGCAACCTCCCCCGGATGATCCATATAGTGATGCAATGGCCATAAGAGGTCTTTTTGGAGCAGTACATAATGATTTAGCACAACTAAATGAACACTTGGTTAGTGAATCTTCTGGTTTAAGATCAAAAAATGTAGATAAAAACGTAATGGATAGAGATATTCTAAAAGTTATGGGTCAAAATCCACAACAACAACAATTGCAACAGCAACAACAACCTGGACAAGTGGCACATCATGTACACCCGCAAGCTCCTCAACAAGCTCCCGTAATACAGCCTGAACAAAATCAACACGACCCAAACCAAATTGAATTCAATTTTGATAATTCAGCCACTGCACAAGATATATTCAATAGATTATCTGATATAGAAAGAGATCAAACTAAAATATTGAAATTGTTAAACGGTATTAAAGACTCGTTGGCTACCGACGATTAAAAAACTAACTTGTAAATCAAAGATTAAAGGCTATAATAAGTTATGGTCATTAATATCAAAAATAAAAACCAATTTGTTACAGGTTACTTGCGCCCTATTAGTGCTTTAACCGATGCAGTAATCTTAAAGACAAAAGATAATAAATTGGAATGTATTGCAAATAATGAACAAGGGCTTATTATTTACGCATCTTACGATTTAGACGTCCAGTCAGATTTGGTTTTAAACATCCCTAACATTAAGAAGTTAGAAAAGATTTTATCATTTATAGAATCAGACGATATTGACTTAACATATAAAGAAAATTCGTTATCTTATAAAGACAAAAAGATGCGATTTAAGTATCATTTTCTTGATGACAATATTATACAGGCTCCTAAACTAAGTGTAGAAAAAATAATGAGCTTACCTTATGATATTGAATTTAATATTGATTCATCTAAGATAAGCGAACTTGCAAAAGGTGCAGCATTTGTAGCAGAGTCTGAAAAATTATATATTAATATTTCTGAAGGTAAAATATTTGCAGAAATAACAGATAGATCTAATTCATCTGTAGATAGTTATTCTATTTTAATTAATGATACTGCTGAAGCTAAAGATGTTAGTTTTCCAATGCATTTTGATATAGTAAGACTTTTAGGAGCAACAAATAATATTCGAATTAATGTAAAGATTAATACAGAACAAGGATTAAGTACTTTCGAACTAAAAACCGAGACGTCAATGTTGAAATATATTGTACCTGGTTTGCAAGTATGAGGAATAAAGTAAAGACATGTGGTTATTTTAAAAAACGTTTGAAAGATAACGGATTTATTGTACTGGATGTTTTTAAAAGTTTTAATGATAAAGATAAGCGTAAGTGGTGTCTACTAATTAACCCGGGGCAAGAATCTATCTTTTGTACTTGCTATGTGAACTTTGATAATGAGGTATCTGTTGCGTTTGAATTTAATGACGGTGGGAAGAAAATACCAAAAAACTTTTTTATGGCAACCCCTTCAATGGAATCAATAATAACTCAGCTAATTGTTACTTGGGGCGTAAATAATAATAATAAAAGCTCTACTTATTATAAAAAACGATGAGCAAGAAAAGTAAAAACGAAGGACCAGCTCCAACACCCTTACCAGACAAAAATAATACTGATAATCTCTCTGAAAAAGAAATTAAACATGCTTTTGAATCTTTGGTAAAGCGTAAGTTTTCAAAAGAACAAAATGAACAAGCAAACCATTATAAAGAACTAGATAGAATTTTAAAAGAATATATGGATTGTTGTATAATTTTAGGTTATGACGTAAAAGGAAACGGGGTTGTTCGTGTTCTTCAAGATAACAACTTACAAAACGACGCTCTTCATCACCTACTTCAAAAAGTTGTTGTTAGTCACTTAGGACCACCAGGTTTAATGGGTGGAAATGGGTTAGATTGATCTTAAAATATTGATATGGATATTACGAAAGTACTCGTAGTAGGCAAAGGTTTTATTGGTCAACAATTATCTACTTTTCTTGCTACAGATGAAAGATTAGAAGTACATCAAATAGAAAGTTCACAAGTTAACTACCGTGATTACAACACATTCGTAGACTTTCTAACACAATATGAAGAAGAAGGAACAGGGTTTGATGCAATAATTAATGCAGCTGGGTTTACTGGTGAAAAAAACGTTGATGATGCTGAAAAACAGAAAGAATTGGTGTGGTTATTAAACACAGTATTGCCAACCACCTTAGCATCAGCAGCACAAGCATGTAATATACCTTCTTTTTTTAATATCTCTTCTGGTTGTATATTTACAGGCTATACAAAGCCAGATCCATATGTAGGGTACACTGAAGAAGAAGTTCCAAACTTTGGTTTGTTTGATGATGACTCATCTTGGTATAGTAAAACAAAGCATGCTGGTGAGCTTTCACTAACATCAAGCTTTAATTGTTATAATTTACGTATCAGAATGCCAATTGGTGAAATATTCCACCCAAAAAATCTTATTTCAAAGATGTTGAAGTATGAAACAGTACTAGATGAAGATAATAGTGCAACATATATGTTTGATTTAATGAATTTTGTATATAATGCTATTTTAGCACCACCGCCTTTTGGTATCTATAACATTGTAAGTTCGAATGTGTTCAATTCAAAAGATTTATTCACTGCTTTTAACAATAATAAAGAAGATCTTATACAAGAAGGCCTTCTTCCTAATGGTTGGTCCTTAGAAAACATTAAATTCATTAAAGAAAAAGCATTCTACAAGAAAGGCGTAACGGCAGTAAAGAGAAGTAACTGTATTCTTAACAATACTTCAGCTTCAGAGTTAAAACTACATGAATTCACTGATGTTTCGCATGATTTCCTTGATAAAGTGGTGAAAGGTTACATAGAAAACAAAAGAACCTTGGAATCTCAACCAGATAACGTGGTAGATATAGAAGAAATTCAAGGAGCCAAAGAACCACGTAAAGACGAAGATATATGACTGTTTTAGTTACAGGTGGTTATGGGTTTATAGGTCATCACCTAGTTAAATGCCTTAGAAACAAGGGATATCGAACTATTGTTTATGATAAAGAAACATATGCATGTGAATACGTTGATAAAGAGAACGTTCGTACCGTCTGGAGTGTGTATGGAGACATATTAGACGTTAAAAAGTTAGAAAGCGTATTTAGAATCCATAAATTCGACAAAGTATTTCATTTAGCAGCAGAGTCTCATGTGGATAATAGCATTGCTAATCCAAACGTGTTTGCTAACACAAATGTAATAGGCACTGTCAATATATTAAACTTGGCTAAACAGTACGGAAAGCAAGTGATCCACGTGTCAACAGACGAAGTTTATGGTGCTTTACGTTCGGACGATAAAAATTGGAATGAAAAGCAACCCGTACTACCAAATTCACCTTATTCAGCTTCAAAAGCTAGCTCGGATCTGATTGCACTGTCGTATTACAAAACATATGGTATGGATGTTCGTGTTACTCGTTGTTGTAACAATTTTGGTACAGGTCAACATGCAGAAAAACTGATACCAAAATCAATTCTTTCATCGATACAAGACAAAGAAATATTACTTTACGGTGATGGTACCAATAAACGTGAATGGGTCCACGCTGAAGACCATTCAGAGGCTTTAATATTAGTAGCTGAAAAGGGTAAGGCTGGTGAAATATATAATATCGGTTCGGGGGATGAATATTCTAATAATCAAATAGCTAATAAAATTATTAAGTATACACAACCCGATACTACCATAAGGTATATTTCGGACAGACTTGGTCACGATTTTAGATACGCAGTAAACTTTTCTAAAATAGAACGATTAGGGTATTCTCCAAAGAGAAGTATAAAAAATAGTAAGGAATGGAATGAAATTATTGAATTTTATAAGAAACACTGGAAAACCCAAACCTAGATACATGTACGCCATAAAAAATGGTGATTATGCAGGGCATTTCTGTGCCTATATTCGATCTACCACGGAAAAACATATTTTTCTCACAGTACCTAACAATCAAAAGATAGAAGTACCTATAAAAGACTTTAAAGATGGTATGAAATCGGGACTAGTAGACTTTGTAGAGGTTTTACCAAGACATGTCTATAAAGTAATTAGAGCACAATACGATGCAACAAATTAATAAGGTTTTTGGTATAGGTTTATCCAGAACGGGTACAACTTCCTTACATGAAGCATTTAAAATTTTAGGTTTACGCAGTTATCACTACCCACAACACTTCGAAAGTATACTTGCCAGTGATGCTGCTGTTGATGTCACAGTAGCAATGAGTTATAAAATTTTAGACGTGTTTTTCCCCGGGAGTAAATTTGTTTATACCGTGAGAAAAATAGATAAATGGGTTGAGTCTATGCAAAAATATTTTGAAGCTACTATCAATCAAATGGATGATGAATTTGCCAATAAAGTAAACAGAATTGTATATGACAGAACTAGATTTGATGAGGAGGATATAGAAGCATTTAAAGTCGCATTTGAAAAGCATCATATGGATGTCCTATCATATTTCAAAGATAGACCCGATGATATTTTAATTCTTGATATCATTTCCGGTGACGGATGGGAAAAATTATGCCCGTTTTTAGATAAAGACATACCAAACGTACCTTTTCCAAAAACCAATACTACAAATGAAAATTGGAAAATGACTCAATCAATTTTTAGTTGACTTATTTAATAGATCATTTAAAATGATAGTATGACATCAATACGAGATAGAATACTCAAAGCAGTCAATCAAAAAGAAATTGATACTTTGGTAGAAGAATCGAAAACATTCGAATTTTGTTCTACCAATACAAAGACCAAAATTCGAAAAGCAGTGGTTGAAAGGATAAACTCCCTTTCCGGAAATAAACCTAAGTCAAAAAAGAAAGGAAAGAAAAATGAAAACACTGCTTCTAGACGCAAATAATTTATTGTATCGAATATTTTGGGTTAACAAAAACAAAAAGGAAGGCGATATTAATATGTCAACCTTAATGTTTTTACGCTCAGTAAAATCGTATGTTGATAAATTTAGTCCGGATCAAACTTATGCTGTTTGGGACAAAAGATTAGCGTACCCTTCAACAAATTTTCGTAAATCTCTTTCAGAAAACAAATATAAAAGCAATAGAGATCGTAATGTGGCTAAAGAAGCTCATCAGAACGACGAAACGTTGAGAGAGCTATTGGATTCATTGGGAATAAAGAGTATCTACCCTAATAGAATGGAAGCTGACGACGTAATAAGTTGGTTGGTTGGTAAGTTACCCGGGAAGAAAATTATCGTCACGGTTGATAAAGATTTGTATCAATTAATTGATGAAAATACAATGGTGTTTAATCCTATCCAAAAGGTTGCTGTTACTAATGCCAATTTTGAAATTTATACTAAAGGTGTTAGTAAGAAGAATTTTTTAGATTATAAAGCTATTGTTGGAGATAATAGTGATAATCTTAAAGGGTTGCATAAAGTAGGACACAAGAGAGCTTTGAACTTGCTTGATAAATTTAACAGTAGTGAAAAAGAATGGGAAGGTATTTTAAACGAAGAAAATTATCAAATCTACTCTCATAATATACAGATGATGGATTTGTCTTTGGGTTGGAAGTATTACGACGATGAAGAGGAAGCGTATCAAAAACAAATGAAAGAAGGTATGCCGCCTTGTAATTCAAAATCGTTCTATGACAGGTGTCAAGAGCTAGACTTAGGTTCTATTATGAAGAACAAAGATAAGTGGACGAATACCTTTTTTACTAAGGATGTTTTTCAAGAGGTTGTAGAGAAAGTAAACCTATTAAATAATAAATATATAAACAATAGATATGCTACAAAACAATAACAACGTTAACAACATGCAGATGGTTAGAGCGATTCCGATTGCTAGCCCCATTTCCGGTGAAACATGCTTTCCTCGTATTCATAAATTAGAAAGAGGCGGTAAAGTTTATACTGAAGCTCATTGGATTGACCCGGCTAGCGGTGCTTTTATACGCAAAGGAATTGTTTCTATTGAAGATGTGCAGAAGTAATATATAATCTATGGTATGGTGTTACCAGAGGCATATGTTATTCAAAAATTTTATCAATTTGCAGGTTCACCGAAATATAATAGATTAACAAAAACCTATCAAGGGGGTTGCCCTGTATGTCGTGAGGGTAAATCTTGGGGAAGAAAAAAAAGATTATTTTATGTTGTAAAAGATAACTACTTTCATTGTCATAATTGTGGATGGCATTCAAATCCTACAAATTGGATTATAGAAGTTTCAGGAAGTACATTTGAAGACTTAATTGAAGAAAGTAAAGAGTTTGATATTTTACCCGAAGATATTTCAAATACAAATTCAAAAATAAATGAAACTGTATCTAATATTCTTAAACAAAAGTTACCAGAAGATAGTATAAATTTATTTGATAACAACCAGGTAAGTTATTTCAAATCGAATGCAATAGTTCAAACTGCATTAAGATATATTACAAACAGAAAGTTAGATACTGCATGCAATAAACCTAAAAGTCTTTGGTTGTCATTAAAAGATAAAGTTCATAAGAACAGATTAATAATACCGTTTTATGATGATAACAATAAAATAGTACACTACCAAACAAGAACGTTACTTAAGAACGATGAAAAATTTAAACCCAAATATTTGTCAAAAATAAACAGCGACAAAAGCGTTTTCAATATTAATCAGGTAGACGAAAGTTTAGATAGGATGTATATATTTGAAGGTCCTATAGATTCATGCTTTACGACTAATGGGGTTGCTGTTGCAGGTATTACTGAAAATAGTTCTAACTTATATACAAAACTTCAATATGAACAACTTAATAAATTACCATTTCAAGAAAAAGTAATTGTACTAGACTCTCAATGGCAAGATGCTGCATCTAAAAACAAAACTAAATTTTTACTTGATGCCGGGTTGTGTGTTTTTATATGGCCAAAAAATTTAGGTTTAAAATACAAAGACTTTAATGCAATAGCTGTTGGACAAAAAATGAATAAAATACCCGCTACATTTGTTGATGAACATTCATATAACGGGTTAAAAGGGCGTGTTATTCTATCTCAAATAAATTAGTACGATAGCAAAAACAAATTGCTAATAGCAATACAAATAATATTACCATCCCGCTCAACGTGCAGGCCCGGCACCCGGTCCTGTTTCAACTGTATGAAGATAACCTTTAAGGTTTTCAATTAGTGAACTTAACTCCATTGCAACTCTCGCAATCTTCTTAGTTTCGGCACCTGCAATTTTATTAAAAAGGGTATCACAACTAGCTGCGTGCAGGAGAGATTGAACTGAATCTGGTTTTTCACTATTAAGATAATTAGTAAATTCTTCCATAGCACCAATAATGCTTACTAATTCTTGGGCCTGTGCTGCATTACTCTGTGCTGTAACTTCGCCACCATCTAATGTTGGTGCATCTACATCATACTCTGTTACTTCGGTACCCGGATCTAACTGGGTTTCCATAGCTTCAGTATCTGTTATTTGAATTGTTTCATCTTGTTCCAATACATGAACAAAGTGTTTGCCAAAAAAGCTCATGTATATATTTATGCTTTTGAATAAATATTAACATGGGTAGTTTAAAAATTTTAGAAGAAGATCAAATAAAAATGTACAATAAGTGGGTGAGAGGCATTGCTACCCGGGAACAAAAACCCACGCATGTTACAGTTGGAGATCTTTTACAAGCATCAGGACGTAATGATAATAATAAAGCTCCTCTTCAATTACCGTTTCCTTTAACTCATATTGTTGAAGATATGGGTGGTTTATATCTTGCTACAGACAATATTCAAGCTAAAGCAGATATGGCAAAAAATAACCCGGTTGTTACAGAAAGCGACAATGCTTTAGATAGTTTAAAAGGATTTGTTCGTAAATGTAGGAAAATTAAAGCATTAATTGAATCAATGACTAATGATTTAGATATAATTGTTGATAGAAAACCTTACGAAAGTCACAGTTCAGAACCAGAAGACAATAGCGATGAAACGCCAAGTGCTCCTATGGATTCAGGAGGATCACAAGCAATTAATAAGTTGCCAAAATAATGCTTTTTCAAGAATATTATACTTTAGATGAGCTTACCGATCAAATTGATAACGGGACATATTCTGATCCTAGACATCTTACATCAGTATTAGCAATTTCAGTCGGTACCAGTCATTTAGACTATTCTGCGGCTTTAAAAATATTAGACTACTTTTTTCAAGGTTGGCCCGCCTCGAAGTCAGGACGAAAAAAAGAAATGCAAAAATGGGTTAATGAACTTCGTAAGCATATAGATAAAGCTAGTTGATAATCGTCCTTTCTACATTATAATAATTAAGTGATTCAAGTAGTAAAATCTTTATCTATCGTCGTTATAGTAAGTGCATTTTTAGGAGGTTGCGGCTATCTTCTTGGTTATAATTTCTTTGCTATATTAGGAATAACGTTTATTGGTCAATTTATCATTTATGATCTTTTTTCTCGTTGGAGAAGATCAGGATTGGAAATAGAATTCAGAAGATTAGAAAACGAAAGAATTAAAGCTTTTTCAGAACAAGGATTAGAAGTTACTTGCCCTGTAGAAAGTTGTATGCATAAAACGTTTGTACCTATAATTATTAGTGAAGACAATGAATATGATTGTCCGAAATGTAATGTAGGAGTAAAAATATATGTTGGTACAAAAAGTTTTCTTAAAACAACGCCAATAGATGGGGATCCATTTGAAAAACACAATTTTGTAACGAATACTGATTATGACAACTAAAAATAACGATTTAAAATTTAATGAACAAAATGGTTCGGTAATAAATCCTATGCCCCCTGTTAAAAATACAGAAAGATATCACGGTTCGTTATTACGTGAATCGTATGAAAAGGGTAAACTTGCAGCCACCGGAACTTTAGACGCAAAAAACAAAGAGAGGATTGTGGAAAATTTAATCAAAGTTATTTTTGATGATATTTTAAGTGAAAATTCAGATAGAATTAAAAGCAATCACAATATTTTAAAATTAAATTTACAAGTTATCGAAAATGCAATTAAAAATACAAAATTAAGTAATTTTATCTTTAACCATGAAAGGATTGCATCTATAATAGAAGGGTATGCTAAAGTCATTGAACAAAAAAGTATTAACAGAAATGTCTGACGAAGAAATTTCAAGGTGGTTGTGTCTATTTGATGCAGTAAACTATGTTGCAGCAAAAGCTGATCAGCTTGGAATGGATGTAAACAAGAATAATTCATGGATAAAGCCTCTTGCATTTAAAAATTACATTGCTGAAATGTATGAATCTGTTTATTTGAATTATAAAATGGGTGGAGATGTAGAAGTTGCACCAAGAAACGTGAAAGAGTTCATATATCGAGAAGATGCACTACACGCCTAATACATCTTTAAGGGTACCGATTGAAAATCAAGGACGGAAAATTGGTGGTCCTACTATTCCTAGCCAGCAACGTAACCTTGCACCTAGAGTTATGCAAAGAAGATCATTAACCCCTGGTGTATTATATACATTATCCTATATAAAAAAGGAAGAAAACGGGAATATGGCTTATTCCTTTAAAGGGCAAGATGGTTCTTTGATAGTAGAAACGTTTCGTTCCTGTCAAGAAGCTGATATATTTATTGCAGGTATTAAAAATGAAGCGATACCGGAATACGAACAGTTTTATAAAAAATTAAAAACTTAAGAAGTTGGGCCGAAAGGCCCGTCTTCTGGTTCTTCAGTGTTTCCGTAGCCCCCATAAACGTCGTCATAACCAAAGTCTTGGTAATCAAATATTGCTTTAGATAATTCTTCAAGATCACCATCATAACTCTTATTAGGTGACCTGGAATTTGTACCTTCATCCATTCTACCAGAGAATTTATCATCATACACTTGATCGCTTCCACCTTCTGTACTTAAACCAGGCTCAAAACTGTAATCGAAACGTTTAGCCTTAACCATCCATACATAGTGACCAGCAAGAGGATTGATTCTAGCAACGTCCTCATCTAATCTCTCTGTTATCTCAAACTGTTTACCTGTTCTAGGCCATGGTCTGTCATCACCATACTCGGATAATATGAATACATCACCGGCTTTAGGCTCTTGAGGGTAACCAAACGAAGCATAAAAGCTACTAATATGTATATAAGCAGTTAATTCGTCGTCTGAATCAAATCCATACTTCTGTAATATAACTGCATTTTCGTTTAACTCGATTGCAACGATTATTTTCTTTGGATCTACAAAAACTTTAGTAGGATCTTCACCATATATGTTACCAGGACCACCACCTTCACCATTTATAGCACCTTGAGGCACACCATCTGCTGATAAAGTCTGGTATGGGTTTTGATAATATGTTACTTCTTGCCCATATAAAGCAATAATTTCTTCCCACCAATTATCTATTACAATTCTCTCACATTCGTTTTGAGATTTGTCCGTAAATCTAAAACATTTATTATAGGGCTTAGGACCAGGATAAATTGAACCAGGGTTATCTGGATCGGGTGTAGGAACACCCGGTAAAAACTGAGGCATGATTTGATTCATCCCCCTATATCTGTCCATTTCTACTGCCATTATACTAAATTATCTGTAGTTGTTGTTGGTTCTGGTTTTTCTACTTTAGTTTTTAACAAATAATACTCACCATTTGGTTTTACCTCAATAGCTATACCTGTCTTTTTTAGCCCTTTTGGTCTACCAGGCTTTAATCTATTTACACCAAAACGTTTGGTTAACATATAAGCATCTTTTTGTGATATTTTAATGTATTTTGGACCTACTCTTTGTTGTAATACTCTATAAGCTGCGGGTAGCGAGGTATCATTTTGTAGATAATTAGCTACCGTCAGTGGCGACTTACGCAAACCCGGGTCTTTTGGTATTGCTCGTTGGTGTCTATGATTAACACCTGGAATATTTCCTGTATTAAATCTTTCTTCAATCATAATGAAAAACTCTTTAAAAGTCACATTTATATTTAAGCAAAGTAATTACCAGTATCTTCACAATGATGATTTATTACGCTCTTGCCAATTGTATGACTTTTCATCTTCAGTAATTGGTCCGCCTTTTGCCCATGTGTGACAACTTCTAGCACTATGGCATTTAAAATTATGCATCCAACAATAACCTAAACGACCATCCTCATCAGATGTTTCTCCTGGCATACATTCATCCATTCTTGGTGATACATCAAACGCAACACAATTACCACACAAAGATTGTTTAGCAGCTTCTTCTGATGTCTTCCAATACCTCGCAATCTTCTTCCAATAATTACCAGGTTCTTCTACATTTAACGGTCCATAGTTAAACTGTTCTATAGTTGCATCTCTATTAATTGTGTTTAATTCTAAGTTTTGAGTAGGTGCTGGGCAACCCATCTCGTTATCTTCACAATGATAGTTTAGATACCGCTGGGCAGCTTTGGCTGTGTTATTGCCTTTATTTTTTTGTTTACCTTTTAATGTACGAGCTTTAGTACACGTAAGTTTACCTTTAGTTTGTCTTTTCAAGATACCAGGTCTTACTGGATCGTGTATAGATTTCTCTAAAATCTCTTCTATTTTTTTGTTAAATAATGATTCCATATTACCAATCTTTACAAGCTTGATATCTTGCTGTACCAGGTTTAGCAGAACTACATTTATGTCGAGCTCTAAAGCTTTTTCTCCTTTTTGTATTAGCTTTACCTGATACCTTAACTCCTTTTTGACCCCAATGAATTTTTTTGTATCCTTTACCATCAGGATTCTTTACACATTTCATCCATTTTTTACCTTTAGATGTACTGCTAGCTTTTTTTGTGGTCTTAGTACATTTTTCTTCTATCTTAATAAAAAACTCTTTAAAGGTCATATTAGTATTTAAGCAAAAAAAAGCCCCTTTTCAGGGGCTTTAAAAGGCTAACTTTTTTTGACTTAATTGTTTTTCTGGAAGAATGATTGATCACCCTTTCCGCCACCCTTAATCCTGCTTTTAACAACATTAGATTTTCCCTTTACTGACGTTGGGTGTCCCTTTTTCTGGTTAACCAACGGTGTACCTTCGTCGGTTCCTTCACCATCAATACCATCTTTAATTTTGCCATCGCCTTCGCTATGACCAACGGTCTGTGTATATTGTGAATGAACAACGTTTGCACTACCAGTTACGGGTGTTGGATTACCTTCTTTCTGGTTAACCAACGGTGTGCCAAGAATCTCTGCTTCGATTTCCTCGCCGAAGTAGTTAAAATTCTCTTCATCCTCTTCAGGATGGTCGCTCGTGCCGTAATCTCTTACTTCACTCTTACGACCTGTCTTTTTGTCGTAACGACGAGCTCTGTCCCCTTTGTTTCCACCGAAATGCTTCTCTTTCTCGGACTCGTCTTCATCGTATCCCATTTCGTCCTCGTCATCGTCGTAATCACCAAGAGCATCCTCGACATCTTCAATATCATCTGCTGCGTCCATTACGTCCATGAGTGCGTCATGTAAGTGTTTTGCAACTTCTTTTGGAATCTCGATAGTAATTGTATCAGTTTCGGTTGTTTCAACATCGACATCGTCTGTGTCAATACCGAGTTCTACTGCATCAATTTGTTCATCGTCCATAACTTCTTCGTATAAACGGTCAAAAATAGATTTGTTCTTAGCCATATTAGTATTTATACTCTCTTTGTTTATTTTTTCGTTTTCTGCCTTAAAATAGTCTGAAGCGTCCGTATCAGATAATTGCTTAACATCGTAAGCGTTACCTAATTTAATTTCTGGGTTATTTGGATCTAATTCCGTGCTTTTATAATTGTCGGCGCCGTTAGGTCCGGAGTTACCATGATAAAAGCCTTTATAACCTTCTGGCTTTTCAGCAGGTATGTCTGTGTTGCTGCCTTTTAGTTTTACTTTTTTACCGGCGCGCTCCCAGGTCTTACTAATAGGCTTGCCTGGTTTGATTTGTTGCTTGTGCGCCGCTTTACCTGGTGGATCACCAACTACAGCTTCATAAGCTTCTTCAATTTGTTTCAATTGTCTTTTACGATTTTTGATATACATAAAATTATTTAATTGTTATGCGGATTTTAACCATTCATCTTGAATGTCTTCTGTAGTGTCAACTTCCGCGTATTGTTTTTCAATTGCACTAATATCTTCACTCTTTACATGAAGCGTTTCATCATCATCTGTTTGTACAACAAATGTGTTTGGTGGATTAGAGACGATACCAACTATTTCACCGGTACCACCACCAATTCTATCTTCTATGTCAACGTACATACCGATACCAAATTCTTCTTCTTGTTCTTGCTGTTGTTGACCTGCTATTTTATTTTGAACTCTTTGCTGTACTCCTTGAGCAGCTCCAGCTACTGCAGCTTTCCCAACTTGTTTAGCAGCTGGCATTAAAGCTTTTGCACCTCTCACTGCTGCTCCCGCTATTTTTGGTGCATATTTTGCTGCTGTGCGAATCGCGGCGCCTGCTATAGGAGCAAGTTCTTGAACAACCTGTCGTTCTGTACCACCATCATAACTAGTTATGGTGTTTTCTTCTACAATTTGCCCATATGCATCGGACAAATCAGACATTGCTCTATCACCTTTTGATTTAAAATATTTCATATCAGTACCAACCGTGGTTTTCAATTGGCTTTCTTTCAACCTGTTCGTATGACTCCATTAATTGGGTCATTGCTCTATCACCTTTAGAAGAATAATAAACCTCTTCATTCTCATGACAAGGTACGTGATCACAGCGTTCGTCTTTACCGTCGCCGTCATCATATTTACCCTTCTTTTCTTCATCTTCGTCTTTATCTAAATCAGGCCATTTTCTTGCAACACATCTGTCGATACCTTCTGGATCTGGAGCATTACGTGCATATGATTTAGCAGCTATTGCTCTTTTTCTTGTATTAACAGGGTATGTTCCATCAGCGGCACCACCAGATGGTCCACAAAATTCGTCTTTATCTACGTCTGTATAAGCTCCAGCACTCGAACTACCTTCACGGTCTCTTTCGTCGTCTAGATCTTTACCCCAACGATGTTT